TTGCAGGAAGAGAGAGACATGAAAAAGTCGAGGTTGCGCTGATGGAATAGACTCCATTCCAACTGCATGGGTAAGCTAATTCCACGAAATTTTTTTTAAAAATTCGACATTGTAAACATACTCTTCCATTTTTTTACCCTGATTGGAGAGCGGTTGACACGATGCCAATACAACGAAAAGCAACAAGAGAAGAAGCGATTTCATTTTTCAAAAAAAAAATGTTTTTTATTTTTATTGAAATCGATTTTCGACAGTTACTTGTATAATCGATTTTAGAAAATAGAAAATTTGGCAGCTCGGTTTTTTTTTCTCTTCCCTTCAGTTCAAAAGTTGTAGTTGGCATTGGTTTCGTAAAACGAATTGCAAAATACAGTGCTGTTTGTCGGAGTCGAGCATAATCCAGAGAGGGTAAACAGTCCAAATTGGATAGCGTTGTGATTTTTAACGGGAGATCCAAACTGGTAATAGGCATTGGCCTTGATCGTTCCTTCCGTCGGACTGGTGATGCCGTCGTCTTGGGTCCATGCAAAGACGGTTCCGTCCTGATTGACGTAAAACGTATCGGCGGCTCTCTCTGCACATTGAAGGGTATCTCCTAGCCATCCGTGGTAGATGGACAAGAGCTGAGTGTATCCGCAATCGGCCGTGCTATACAGTCCGTCGTACTTGGCCATCACCTGTCCGGCAAAGGTCGCTTCCTTTAGAAAGTTTAGCTCGTCTATGAAGCTGAGGTTGATGAAATAGCATTGGCCAGCAGAGAGTTCGAGGCAGGTGACGTAGGTTCCTTGTCCAGGTCCCAAGTACCAGGCTTGGCAGGAGGTATCGTTGAAGAACCACCTCATGTTTGTCGTATCCACGATGTATGTGATGGCATCCGTACCGTTTTCGCTGAGGACGAATCCGTTGGGGCGTTTGATCTTGATGGTGAAATATTGGGTGCCAGAGACTTGATAGGTTCCACCTGCAGTGAAGTTGAAGGGAGCTCCAACCTGTTGGGCATGGCTCACATGAGGGGAATGAAAGCAAGCGACGGCAATGACGAAAAGGCAAAGGAGTAAAACCTTCATTTTTTTGGGGGTTGAAAAAAGAGTTTTTCTGTTTGTGTTTTGTTGTCAAACAATGATAAAAAAGATTTTATGAACTGACCAAAAAAAGGTTCCTATTCTTCGATCTTCGTACATTAGCTCTATTACGTAAAAATAGTTCAAAAGATCGATTCGATCTTTTTATAAAAAGATATAAAGAGAGTAAGAGATCAAGGAAAAAAAAAACTCAAAAAAAAAAACAAAATCAAAAGAAAAAGAAAAAAAAAAGAGCAATGAAAATCCTTATTCTGATAGCGCTTCTCTTTGCTCTCTGCTATGCAAAGAATCCTCTCTACGTCGTGCAGGATACTTTTGTTGGACCGACTTCGACTACGTGCGAGGTTTATGGAGCTGACGATTACATGTGGGACAGGAATTCTGCTTGCATCGATGTATGTAGCCTCCGAGATGATACCTATATCATGTTCAACCTGAGTGGAGCACCTGCATCGTTCAATGCAGCTACGATCACCCTCAATATCCAGTCTGGTCAAAGCGACAGTGGCAAGACGACCTACGTCTATCAGGTCGCATCTACCTGGAGCGAATCGACGTTGACGTATTGCCCAAGTGGTAGCACTTGTACTAACTGCCCTCCGACTTGGGGAAGCCAGATCGGTAGCTCTTATTTTACCGTAGCTAGCGCAGTATTACAGTTTAACGCAACGGCTGCTTTTCAAGCAGCGATAGCTGCCGACGATACTCTGCTATCGTTTGTCTTGACGCGTTCTGGATTCCCAGAGACTCCTGCGATATGGATCCATTTCGCTTCTCACGAGAGCGGTAGTGGAGGCTACGTCACCTTTTATTGAAATTTTTTTTTGTCTTTTTCCTAATTTATCACCGTAAACTTTTCACAATAAAATATTTGATTTTTTTTTACAAAAAAAAAATACATCCTCTTCTTTTTTTTTTGTATCACACCCAAAAAAAAATGTATGCTCTGATACAAACGTACGATGAAGACGATAGTATCGTCTTCAAATTTGCATACAAAGAGGATGCAGAAGATACCTTGCATCTCCTTCAAGTAGAACAAGACGCATATGACGAACTAGGATGTTACAGTCCAGGTCCGATCGACTGCGACTATTCGATCCAGCTATGCGCCAAAGATGCAAAGGTAGCAAACATAAACGTCGACCTATTCGATTGTATACTGGAGGAAGATGCTTCGGCTTTTGAAAGAGAAGTAGCAGAGAATTTGAACAAGACGGTCGAGGAATATCACCGTTTTAGAGGATGGCATCTAGCATCTCACCGTTCCAAGTATAACGACACGCATTCCAGAAAATCGCGCTCCAGATCGGACGACGTTGCAGTCTTTTGCTACGATACTCACCTCATAGGATCTACCCGAAAATTCGAGGACAGGTTGTCCATTCTTGCCATATTCGATGGCTCTTTTAGGGCAGAAGATTACAAAGATAAACTGTTGGATATGGAAAGCTTATGTAACGATAGCGGCGAAGGAGATAGCGAGGACGATGAAGAAGAAGAAAAAGAAAATTTGGACGAGATGAGATATTTTTTCATGGTAGAGTTGGCTGATCCTAAAAGGATACGCTTTAACCCGAGAAAATTCTCGTACCAAGCAGAGAGTACGAGCGAGGAGGACGAATCTGGATGCAAAACGAAGAAACCTATTCGATCCATCAAGATCGATCCCCAAAAATGCAAGTGGACATCGGAAGAAGAGTTGTTTAAAAAATACGTAAAAGAGGACGACCTTCCTATGAGCTTGGTCAAGGAGGCGAAACGTTTTCGATGCAAATGGGCCAAATATAGCTGTCAGAACGACTATATTTGCGACATAGAAAGAAAACGGAAAAAAATAAAAATTTGACATTTTTTTTTCAATACGATGTCAAAAAAAAATTTTTAATAATACGATGTTCTCTTTTTTTATGTCTATCACAAAAATGTCTCTTTAACAAAAAAAGAAGACTTCATTTTTTTTATTTCAACACCAAAAAAAAACAAACAAAAGCAAAAAAAACACACAACACACCAAAAAAAAAAAGAAAAATGGCAACCGAATTAAAAGTTATCGACCAGCTAGACAAGCTTCCACCATCCGTCTACGACGAGATTTGCTGGAGTCTCCAAGAAAACAGCCAAAAGGGATGGAAGGAATTCGTCAGCATCTGTGGATACACTCAACATGATATACAACGATGGGAACAAAAAGGAGGGGCGGCCCCAGCCAAGTATGCGCTCAATAACTGGATGTCGAGCGTCCCCCATTCGTTCGATCGGTTCGTCGAGAAGATGGTCGAGATGGAACGGTATGATATCATCGGCTTGCTAGAATCCCGCTACGTCTTGCCTATCGACCTCCAGAAGAAGAAGAAGGAAAAGAGAAAAAAGGAGAGCAGAGGGATCGAAATGTTTCATCAACTCTCTCTAGAACTCAAGGCTCGAGTGTACGAAGAATTGGGGAAGTTGAACGACGTCGTACTCCTCGGAGAGATGTTTGGATACCACGAATGGGCCGATAAGCTGTTAGAACAGGGCTCGCGACACGCTCCCCAACTCATCGTCAACAAGTGGAGCAAAGAAAACCAAGGAGCCACGCTCGGCGCATTCTACGACCTCATGGCGGTGGTGAACCGACTCTACATCGTGGATCTCATCAAAGCTGGTCTCGAAAAAGAAGATGTAGAGATGCAGGACAAGGGAATGGAAGGAGTCATCGTCCAGGGCGAAGAAGAAAAAAAAGAGACACCTCTTCCAATAACCATCTCGTTTTCCGACATCTCTCCCAAAGACGTAGAATACTTGTACAGTGCGCTCCCGCACAACAAGCATAACGACCCGCAGGTCGCCGTCGTGGCACATTGTTTAGATGTAGATGTATACCAAGCATCGATAGGGACTTTGTCCGAAAACCCTCACGTATCGATACTAAAGGCGTGGGCCGCGAGAGACGGAAAAGATCCGGAAAAATTGGAACTGATCGTAAAGGTCCTATACGCCCTTCAAATGGACAACACGGCGTCTTGGTGGAATGTGGTCGTCGAAAAGACCCTTGCAAGGTTTTTGATTTTCACCCAAAAGGGAAAAATAAAACGGATAAAAAAAACTAACGTTTTTTGTTGATCTAGAAAGGTGAAAGAGGCGGAAGAGGCGGAAGAAAAAAAGGTGAAAGAAAAAAAGGTGAAAGAGGCGGAAGAGAAAAAGATGGCGTCCATGTCGGAAAGGGAGCGCAGCGTCAAACGTGCAATGGACGCTCACAAGAGCGAACAAGAAGCAAAGAGACAGGAACGAGAGAAAAAACAGAAGCTCGATCGAGAAGCACAAGAGAGAGAGGCCCGAAGGAAGTCGGAGTGGAAAGAGATGGAACAACGATTCAATGCACAGGAAATCGAACGCGACCAAAAAATACAATACATTGTATTGACGACTACGAAAAATGTTGCAGATCTCAGTCCCATCGCTCTCGAAAAGATTAAACACTGCTTGTACATACCTGGTGTCGACCACACGTGGGTGGATATTGCAGAAAACATGGGGATGTCAAAGGACCAGATTCGTCGCTGTATGACTACTGGCAAGGGGTTGATAAAGCAAAGCGATGCATGGATTGAAGAATGCATAACTTCCGATTATGGAATCAACCAATGGCTTCCAGCTATCGTGAAAGCCAAGCGAAACGATATCGCCCTAATCGTGATGGAAGAGTGTGCCTAAAAAAACTTTTTTTTCTTTCCATCTCCCCTCCGTTTTCCTTTTCCTCTCTACAAATTTTTTTTTCACAAAAAAGTTAATAAAATATCAAGTCTCTCTCTTGGTTCAAAACAAAGAAGTTCAAAACAAAGAGATTAAGAGAAAAAAAAAATGAAACACCTTCTCGTCTGTCTCCTTTTCTGTATTGTAGCCGTTTCGTGTCAGGTCCTTCCTCTAGGAACTTTCACAGAAACTCCCCCCAATGCAACGATCTGTCCAGATAGCTCCATAAGCGATGAATGCCATGGCTATACCGTCGAATGTCTAGGTTTGATTTTTCCATAGAAAAAAAGAACAGGGTTAAAAAAAAATCTAAAAAACGTTTTTTTTTGGTAAAACTAGCCGGACTCTACACTGGCTACTACAGCGTCTATTGGTCCAGAGCAGAGTATCAACGAGGAGTCATCGTGATCACTCAGAACCTCACGTTCAATGCTCTCAAAAAGGACACTCCTCTCGGCAGAGGCATCCATAAACTGGCAGAGGCTGGATTCACAGTGATCCAGACTCAGAGCAACCGCGAATACTTTGCCACCCAACCTACGTCCGAATTCAAGGGGATGAGATATGCAGCATGCAAACCCGTCACCACGTTCAAATACTTTTACGATAGGTTTTATTATTACGACGACTCTGACGACGATTCGGACGACGTGTGTGGATTCTGCATCATAGGCGGAGATGCAGGTGCAACCGGAGGAATCGGATATGGACTTTCCAATTACAACCGTACGTGGGAATGGGATGGAGTCTTTGCCTTCCCAGGTATCCCGTTTGCAAGGATAGACCTAGGATGCGTTCCAACCGGAAGCTCCATGTACGCCTTCGAATCGGGCAAATCTGCCATCGACGGATCTTACGGATTCCTTCCGCCCAACCTCGGCCCATGCGCCCTCAACAACGCCTCTTGGTACCCTACCTTTCAAAACGACAGCGTGGATGGACCTGGTGCGTCCCTGTCGTACGAAACCTACGTCTACCAGTTGACGGTCGGTAGCGACACGGACGGTGCAAGATTCCATGGGAGCCTGCTGCTGCAGGACCTGATGAACGGTAGAGACGGTCAGACCAGTTCGATATGGCAAGGAATGCAGACGATCGATGCAGAGGATTCTTATTCCCTCTTTTCGAGCGATGCTGCCGTCACCTTGCTAGTCGACGTGGTCAAGACTCTCAAAGAGATTGGATATTCATCCTACTAGTTTTTGTTTATTTGTTGTTCAAGAGTTCATTGATAAAATACAGCGTCACGCATTCTTGTCTCTGTTTGTCGTCTCGTAGATTGTATGTGTGTAGAGGTGCATAGGCGGCGATCTTGTCTCTAGTCATAAAGCTATAATGGAGAGATTTGCAGTACGGTTTGGTCAAGGCCAGCATTCCGTAAAAGTGTGCCTCTCCTAGTCTGTTCGTTTCTACGAATATCTCTGCTGGTTTGATGGCCTCGAATTCTCTATTTAAAAAGGTTGTATCTTCTTCCAGAGTTTTTCCTTCGTGAAACGCAAAGACGTAGTCTTTCATTTCGTTTTTTTCGTCTAGCATAAACGAAGACACGATCAAGCATGATCCGGTAGGAGAAACGACCATGCAGTTCGTGCCCATTTTTCCCCCCAATAAAAATAGTTTTTTTATTTTGATCGGAAATAACTTTTTTATTTTTTGATTTTGGATCTTCCAAAATACTGTTTTTGTCTTTTTTTTGTTTTTTCGAGAACATGGAAAAGCTCATCCTAGACCTATTGGTAGACATCCTTCTCTACCTCGAATCGGATCCAAAAGATCTGCTGACCTGTTGTCGGGTATGCAAGAGATGGAAGGATGTGATCGAGATTCCAGAATTGGATCGACATTTTTGGAGGCCGGCAGCATTTCGACGGTGGTCGTCGAAGCTATGTGCATGTAGCGGAATGCCAGACGGGTTACTCCTCGCGAAAAAATCGTGTCCGTGCACAGAATATCCCGATGGGATCTTCCTCGCGAGAAAGACGTGGAAAGAAGCTTACCTAATCAGAGGAAAGAAGGCAGAACGAAAGGCGATAAGGTACGGTTGGACGGTGTACATCGATGCCTCAAAAGTAGGACTAACGGTAATCCCACGAACGACCTTTGTAAATGCTTCCTCTCTCAGACAGTTATCGTTTAGATACAACGAAATTTCGATCCTACCTCTTCAATTTTCGCTCTTGACGAACCTCGTGATCCTCGCCCTCGATTACAACTGCATCGAGGAGCTTCCAGATCATCTCTCTACCATGAGTCAGCTCCAAGATTTTTCGATCTCTTACAATAGATTGCCTTGCATTCCCTCGACGTATTCTTGCTTAACGAGTCTCTGCACCCTAAATTTACAACATAATCGACTCGTTCACGTTGGATCGCCGATCGTACAGCTCACTTGCCTCTTCAAACTAGATCTAAGGGACAATGCTATCGCATCATATGATGCTGCGCTGTTTGACCTCACTAAACTGACATATCTCGATATGACTGGCAACAGCCTCATGTTTGGAATTCCAAAAGATGTTACCAAACTAAAGAATCTGAAACCTTTTCCAGATCACCCTGCAGAGAACTATTACTGAAAACTTTTTTTTTAGATTTCTCATTTTTTTTTCTTTTCCTAATAAATTAAATTTTTATTTTTTTTTTCATTCGCGCAAAAAAATAAAATGGAAACTCTGTTGCGAGATTTGCTGTTTGAAATCTTTTCTCATTTCCAAGAACAAGGGAAATCGCTGCTCGATTGCCGAGTCGTATGCAAGAAATGGAACGACATTATCAGCCGAAAAGAAAACGACGAGCGGCTCTGGAAATCGGTCGTTGCATGCATGTGGGGAGTGCCGGTAAAAGATCTCTTTCTCGGGGGTAAATCGTGGAGAAACGCATTCTTGGCAAACGTAAACGCCGAAAAGTTGTTCTCTCCCACTTCTGTGCATAGTATATCGCTAAAATATAGATGCGATGCGATTGAACTGGGCTTTTTCAACGCAGAAGTCTACTTCCCCGTCATTTTCACGTATGTATCGAGCTTGGGTTCGTTGAGACTGTCGGGAAATAATTTGAAAACTATCCCCCTCGAATTTTCCAGACTGACGAGCTTGCGTTATCTCAATATGAGTCACAACCTATTGGCGTCGCTTCCTATCCATCTCTCCTTACTGACGGCCCTCCACGAGCTCAATCTAACCGATAATAAAATCAACAATGTGCCTATAGAGTATGCGAGTCTCAAAGAACTCACACATTTGGTGTTGGGATGCAACACTTTTACAAAGATCCCCGATGTCGTTTTCGAATTGACGACTTTGCGATCTTTGGATGTGCACCTTTCGATGGTAGAATCGATTCCACCTGAGGTATCTCGATTACGTCTGCTATTAGCTTTGTATCTTCCACAGAACTGTATATCGACGGTCCCATCCGAATTGTGCACGCTCACCAGTTTAGAGAGATTGAATCTTGCATACAATAATCTGGTTTCGCTTCCAAATGAAATCACAAAGCTGACCAATCTACATCATCTCGAATTACAGTTTAATAAACTGCGTAGCATACCGCCCCGTTTGAGTCATTGTCTAGATAACCAATTTACCATTTTGCATCAAAACGCGCTTTTTTGAATTAAAAATAGAAAATAAAATTTTTGTCGTCCCGTCACTTTTTTTTTCCACTTTATTTTCCTTCACAAAAAAAAGGAGAAAAGAAAAAAAAAAAGAATGGAAGCATTGTTGAGAGAATTGCTAGTGGAAATCTTTTCCTTCTTGGCTCAGGATGGCCACGTCCTGCTCCCGTGTTGTCTGACGTGCAAGAGATGGAAAACTATCGTGTACGACGAACAAAACGACGTTCGTTTCTGGAAACGTCTAGTCGCCGAAAAATGGATGCTTCCAGAAAAAGGACTGCTCTTGGGACGCGAATCGTGGAGGGATGCCTTTCTAACGACATCGACGTATGCTACCAAGCAATTGCTTACCTGTATGGAGTCATCCTCAGATATCATTCGCCAAGGTCTCGCCTCCGATTCGATCGAATGTTCTAATCTGCAACTAAACGTGATTCCTCCTCGGGTGCTACTGAGTGCTGCAATGTTGACGCATCTGGATCTATACAACAATCACCTGACTCGGATACCTCTGGAATTTGCTCGATTCACGAAATTAGAATCGCTGAATCTCGAATGCAATCGATTGACGTCGTTTCCGTCTCACCTGTCGTGTCTCACCGCCTTGATGAGACTAGATCTCGGTGGTAATCGATTAGCCAACGTTTTTAAAGAATGCGGCGCATTGGTGAACCTCAAATATCTGGACCTAACCGGTAACTATATCGATACGCTCCCGGAGGAATTTACGGCATTGACCTCCCTCACAACGTTGGTCTTGAATGGAAATCCTCTAGGTACGATTCCAGACGTGGTATTTTCCCTGACTCGACTGTTGGAACTGTGCATATCGACCATCGGTTTGACGAAGATTTCCACCCAAATATCTTTGATGTCGAATTTAAGGCTCATCAATGCAGGAAACAACGCCGTTTCTATCGTTCCAGAAGAGATATACAGACTGACTAACCTGCATACCCTCGTTTTATCTGGAACGTCGATAGAATCGATCGACGAGCGTCTACTGGATATGTCCAGTTTGGAATATCTCTATCTCAATGCAGCGTTTTCGAGTATCCTTTCTTCTAGGATCGAAACGTATACGTGGGGTCCAGTCTGTCTATTAGCCAGTAACGTTGATCCAGCCTGTCTATTACCTAGTAGCGTTGACTCGCGCAAAGTACATACCTTGCGTCTATTTTTCGGTTAAAAAAAGATTTGTATAAAACGAAGGGATATAATAAAAAAGGAAAAAAAAAGCGAATGCCATTTTATTTTTCAAAAATAAAAATATTTTGCACGGAAAATAAAATGGAAACTCTGTTGCGCGAATTGCTGTTGGAAATCTTTCTCCTGTTAAAAGAAGATGGCAAGACGATGCTCATGTGTTGTAGAGTGTGCAAGAGGTGGAATGCGATCCTAACCAGACCAGAAAACGACGAGCTACTCTGGAAATGGTTGGTACACTGTTGGTGGATGAAACGCAACATCTTGCTTGGTGGCAAGTCGTGGAAGAGCGCCTTCAACGCTAGCGCATGTATTCGCAAGGAACCGGAGTATCCTGGACATCTACGCGATCATAACGTAGTCATTGCAAGATGGGACGATAGGCGCAACTTTTCGTATACGGCCATATCTCACGCATACCCACATATCTTCCACCCCATAATCTTCACCAAGGCGTCGACGTTGGGCATGTTGAGCCTGTGCCACAATCAATTGACCAGGATACCTCGCGAATTTTCCAATTTTGCAATCCTAAAGGTATTAGAATTGTGCCACAATCCGTTCGAGACGCTTCCAACGAACGTATCGCTCCTCACTAGCCTCCTCGTGCTCGATGTAAGAAGCACCGGGATAAGCGATCTCCCTCAAGAACTGACCAGTCTAACGAATCTAGATTGGCTAAAACTATCGGACAATCCGTTGAAAAAGATTCCTACCGTCGTTTGTCACCTTTCAAAGTTGGAATGTCTAGAGATTTCGAATGCAAAGTTAGACTCGATTCCATCCCAGATCTCTTGCCTACGCAAGCTACGCATGTTGGATGCTTGCATGAATTGTATCTCTACGTTACCACCAGAATTGTACACGCTCTTTAGGTTGGAAACTCTTAATCTTGGATGCAATAAGCTGTCCTCTATTCCAAACGACATAAAGAAGCTGACTCAATTGCATACGCTATCTCTTCAACAGAATCCATTGAACGAGATTTACTCGGATCCATGGTTTATATATCGATGTCGATGTTTCCATTGATATGGCCCAAGGGGGGGGGAGTCTATCTCGCTTGCAGCAGCTGCGAGTCTTGGGTCTCGAAATGAACTATCTAAAAAGCATCCCAGATTGGTGCAAACGTCTTTGTTTTTCCACAGGCCTACCTCGATCAGCAATGACAATAACCTTTACGTTTCTTTTTTTCCACGATTTTATAATAAAAACGAAAAAGAAGGAAAATGAATAAAAAAGAGTAGGAAAAAGAGAAAGAGGGAGAGAGAAAAAAAAAAGAGGATGGAAGGTGAATCGCCCAAACGCAAAAAGAATAAGAAGCGTCGAGAAAACGTGAAATTCACGCTGAAAGACGTTCAAGGCCTGTGCGTCATCGCCAAAGAGAGCCAAGGTTCGTATGCCGACCTCGAGGTCTTTGCAGAATACGAAGGACTGGCGAGAGGAAAAGATTACGTCGATCAACAGAGCCTGTGCGCCAAGCTGCTCCAGTTGTTCGACACCGTCACGTTTTTAAACATTCCAACGCTCGTGATCGCAGAGATTGCTTCCAAGATGGATCCTCCTAGGCTATTTACGTTTATGAACACGACGTTCGCCGTACGGAGGGCCATCATCGAATTCAGGGAGAAGATAAAGAGAGCGGTGTTTGCCCCCAAAGGGAACGTTTCGACGTTTTGGGATATGTCTCGGTACTGGGAGATGGGAATCGATTCGTACCTCGTGTATGGAACCACCAGGATCGTTCATGCCCTCCTGGATCTAGGCTATCCCGACCCAATGGCACAGGTCAAGTTGACCTCTGTCTTTTATCCCATCAACGCGGTCGAGGCAGCTCTCGTCAGACCAGTCTATGCCAAGGGGGATTACAAGTTGTTGGACCTATTGATATTGCATGGATTGAACCTCGTGGAATACAAGGTACCAGGTATGTGTTTTTTTTTTCTGGGAAAAACACAACCAGATTAAAAAACAAAATGTTTTTTTTTTAAATCAGAGAGAGGTGACCCGATATTGCTCTACGTCCTAGAAAAGGGCTACTTTGCCATCCTGAAACCAAACAACGTCGAGGTCAAAAAGCCATTGATAGACGTGAACACGGTGAAATCGCCTAGCGACCTGCCGTTGGAGTGGGAGTTGATATATCACCTCATCGGAAAGGGAGCAAAGGTACCAGAACAGTACCAGTTCACCTTTGCATGCGATCTCATCTACCTGCTAAAAACGGACTATAAACGAGTCTTTGACGTGGCCTCTCGGCTAAACATCGATTTCGATGCGAGAGGAGATCACGACTTTACTCCTCTCTTGCATTTCGTCGACATGGGATTCTTTGAAGACGTCAAAGAGATCCTCAGATATAAGGAGTGGCTCGGCATAGACTTGCAGGCAATAGACGAGTTTAAAAGGAATGCAATATTCCTTGCAGCTATCTCTAGTCTGCCTGGATCTACCGAATGCCTGTTTGACCTGTTCAAAGAGAGAGTCTCTCCGTTGGGTAGGGCGACGGTTCCGTTGGCACTGACGGAAACCGACCTGCCTGGACACGTTCAAGTTGCAATATCTCTGAGGATTCACCAAGATCAAGAGGTGTACGATAGGCTAAAGAGAAACTACGACGTCTCTTTTGCCTACCTTTTAGGTTACAAGGCAGTTTTGAGATCAAAATAAAAAAAGATCTTTTTTTATTGTTGTTTATTCGATTGAAGGAGATCGACGATCAGCGATCCGAAACTGTCGATGTTGTTTTCTGGTGCTAACTTGCTTGATTGAAAGAGATCGATCAGCGAACCGAAACTGTCGATGCACCGGTCGATGATTGCATACGTCGTTCCAACGATGTACCTGTTTTCAAAAAGCTGTTTTACTTTTTTTGAAACAGGATAAACAAATCTTACCTATCCTCTCCAGATAAAAGATAGAGCAGATACGTAGCATTCCTATTCCAAAATTTTGGTCCTTTTGTCGCTTTTGCAATTTCATCGGCCATGTCTAGATTGAGATGATCTAGGTGCATCGAAATGGTGATATTTGACCTGTATTCAAAGTCTTTGATGAACGTCTCGGGTTTGAGGTTCCAAAAGGTGTTTGTTGCAATGTTTACTAGAGTCCTTGTATTGGCAGATCTCTTCTTCTCGTTTGCTGGGAAACGAAACACGTTGACCGTCCCGTCATAATACAGACATATTCCAGTGTGATAGGTCTCTCCTTCTTGAGGTTTCTGTGACCTCTGTTTTTTCTTTGGCCTAGGCTCTTCCATTTTCTCTCCCTTTTTTTTTTCGGTTGTATGTGTACAAGGGGGGGAGGGTGAAAACAAAAAAAGAGAAAGAGAGGGAAATGAAGGAAGGACTTTTTTTTAATTTGGTGCAAAAAAAACATCTATAAATAGCCATATGGTATAACAAAAAAAGAAAAAAAAAGCTTTTTTTTTTCTTTTACCTCGAAAAAAAAAAGGGGAGAAAAAAAAATGGAGATGGAAGAAGAAGAACAAGAAGCAAAATCGCGCGAGGACGAGCAAGAGGGGCAATACGATCCGTTCAAGAGAGATTGGATCTCAAGATGTGTCTACGGGCTCAAAGATTTCAGGGTAGAATCTTCCGAAAAGGACGAACAGGACGAAGATCCAGACTCCGTCGCAGAGGGCAGAGGACCAGGGGACTGCGTGACCTTGAAAGGCCGCCTCAACGACACCCACGAACTCTTTGGACTCGTTCCCAAGTACGCCTCTTACGCAGACATCTCCTGCCTGCGCGAATACCCAAACGTGGCAATCTGCGGCTTAACCATCAAGTCTCCCCTCTACGAGTATGCCATCGGATGCGTAAACGCCAAAAAGAGGATCGCTTCCTGCTACGACAAGTACGTCTGCAAGAGCGTTCAGCTCCAACCGCTTCCGTGCAAGATGGCTGAGTTATCCTATGTGTGCAAGAACCTGCTGGACCTATCCGACGTGAAATTCCACGCGTTTCTCAAAAACGGTCCGTGGGTCAAGGACGAAAGCTACAAGAGCGATAGCTTCAACTATACCTTTACGTTGGCAGAGGTATTAAAGGGGTTGGAAAAGTTTTCTGCCCAATTGGAAAGATTCGTCCATTCGCCAGAATGCAAACGGTACTTTTATTTCGAAAAGGTACAATTCGTCTCCAAATACTACCCAGAAAAATATGCCATCCGAGTCCACTGGAGCAAATTCGACAAGCTGATCGAGACGATCAAAACGTCTCCTCACCTGCTCTGCTTCAAAAGGACGATCCAGATCTACTGGATACCCGAGTCTCAAGGATATCTCTCCAAAAAGAACAAGGATGGAACTCCTCGGATGCCCAAGCTCCCCGAACTGCATTATTCTGCCCTCCAAAAGATTGCATACGAACACCGGATCACCTGCAAGATGGCTCCGTGGGAAAAGATGACGGTCGAACTGTACGATGAACTCAAAAAGGATTACAACGACAAGAAGCACGCCTACGTGGAAGAGTGGGTTCTCAGGACGAAGCTCGCAAGCGAAAGGGAAGCGTACGATCGGGCATTGGCCTGGCTCAAGCGTATGCAATTGATAGTGATCGAGGAAGATTCACGGGTCTACCTATGGGAATCGTTCAAGTACGAGATGTGCATCGCCCAATCTCTGAAAAAGATCCTAGAGAATCGATTGTTTAAAGACGTGTGGGCTGCCGAGATGAACGGAGACGAAGAAACGACCGAGGAGCGTTGGAATCCTGAATTGGTAGAAGAAGCCAAAGAGGGACTGTGCTCGGAGCAGACGAAAGCGTTCTTGCATCACCTCGTTCATCCGATCTCGATGATAGCCGGTAAAGGTGGATCTGGAAAGAGCAGATTCCTAGAATCCGTGATGAAACTCTATTCCCCTGAAGAGACGGTCGTCACCGCTTTCCAGGGGCAAAACGTGGGAGACCTTTCGAGGACGCTTCCTGGTTCGTGCTTTACCTCCCATTCTCTCCTCTTTTGTCACGATCTTTCGTGTCACAATTCGCCCTACAGGCTCTCTGTTCAATCCCTTTTCCAGACGAGCGAACAGAGGAAATCTGGGAGGAAGCTCAAACCTGGAGAGCTAGTTTCTTCTATAGGGAAGGTCTACGAGGATTGCATATTCGAAAAGGTTCGTTTCCTCATCGTAGACGAACTCTCCCTGATGTACCCCGAGTTATTGGCTAGATTATTGGCAGCAACCGTAACATGTGGAAGGTTGGAGGCTGTCGTCTTTACAGGAGACGTGAATCAGATGCAATCTTTGAGACCTGGCAATCTCATCCACGATATCTACGAAGCAGGTAAAACGCTCGGGTTTTCCATCGAATTCTTCCACAACCACAGGGCCCAAGACGAAGCTGCCGAGATACTCGATCACAATGCAGAATGCATCAAACGTGGCGATGCAGATGGGATCCGATTCGATGGAGTCATCGCCAAGCACGTAGAGTTTTCGTGCAGGGCATCGTCGTCTAAATGGAAGCCTGCGACAGAAGCAGAGGACAGCGGAATCGCCCGATGCATCACGTCTATATTGAAAGAGAACGCCCTGGACGAATACAAGCACCACATCATCACGAGGACGAACAAGATCAAAAACGACATCAATTATGCCGTCGAAGAATATTACGGAGGGAAAAGGACCTATGCGTACCAGGTCGGAAGGAAGATCCTCTTTAAAAAGAACGAACCAGAGAGATTCATCAACAACGAGATCTTGATCTTGACCGGCATCCAAGACGTTCACGAACACCAGAGCGCGCTCGTACTCAAACGAGAGAGCACGTCGGATTCTCTGAAAAAGGGTTTCGATCGGTATCTATTCGTGAAAAGGTTGGACGGAGACGAATCGGACGAAAGGACGATCCAATTCGATGCCATCGCAAAAAAATGGATCCGAAAGGGGAGCGCCTCTACCATCCATTCGTTTCAAGGTAGACAGACGGAGATTATAGTCTACGTCTTGCCCTATGCGTCCCAGTTCGAATACAGGGAATCGGTCTACACTGCATTCACGAGGGCAACAAAAGGGCTCGTCCTTGTCGGATCTCTAGAGGCATTGAAAAAAGCCATCCAGAATCCGGAACCAAAGAGGATCTCTACCTTGCACGAAAAAATCGTCCTAGCTTGCAAGCAGTTGGCCCAAGAGTTTGCAAAGGCTGACGAGACGGAAGTTCAAGAGATCGAAACAAAAGAATTGGAAAAGAAGAAAAAGAGGACGAGAGATCGCGAACTGGAACTAGAACATCAACGGGAAGAAAAGAAGATCAGGAAACCTCCGTCTATCGAACTGATCTGTGGAATACCAGACGAGATATGGCTCTACGTATTCAAAATGCTTGCGGATCCAACAGATCTCTCGCATCTCTTTTATGCAATGGGGGTCTGTAGAACGTGGAACAGGATATGCAAGGACGATGAGATATGGGCTCACGTTGCCTGGTTATTTTATGCAGGCATGGAGCTGGACGATCCACAGCTAAACCTCTCTCGGTACGAATACGTCAGAATGCACTGTGCAGATTGGAAGATTTGGAAGTGCAGGAACAAGATTTGTAATGCAAAATTTATCGAAAACGGCATGCTGATGGGACACTGCGAACAGACTCTGATAGACTTTAACGGTGCCCTCTCTAACCTGATAGAAGATTTGGACAAGAAGATCGATGGAACGACCTACACCTTAGAATCGGTATTCGTCAGATGCAAACAATGTGGAGTCGGTTACAACATCGAAGTAGACTTTTGCTTGATGTCTTTTTTAAAGGCAACATCGAAAAAGAGCAAAAACGTGGCGACCGTAAATTTCACGCAGATTAGGTTCAAGAAGCTCGCTCCCTACATCGACATAACTCCCCTTGTACGAAAGGGAGTCGTTTCGCACAATTTGAAAGAAATCTGTTTCAAACAATAAAAATTTCTTTATTTGTTATGTATCGATTCGTATTTTGTAACATAAATGTTATTTCTTGGACAAACGTATAATTAATTAGTTATATTTCCATCGCTCTATGTGATTTTTTTTTAAAAAATTTTTTAGGTGGGTCAACGAAAGTCAACGCTTTGTATTTATATGTTATTCCATACAGACTAATTAGTTATATGTGATTTTTACGTCTTTTTAACTTGGAGTGAAATTTAAAAATTTCCATATTTGTTATATTTATTTATAATATATTTGTTATAAAAATGGCAAATGACGAATCTGACCCAAGTGTCCAATCCGAAAAATTTTCCTAATTTATGATCATCAGGTCAACGTTTGGTTTGGGTCGGAGCAACACCGATTCGATAGAAATGTCAAAATATGTCATCAAGGTTTGGTAGTCCCCACCAAAATATTAGGACACTTTGACTTTTGTTGACTTTTGTATTCGAGATCAATTGCGAGATCAATGGGTGACGTCACTTTTTGCTTGTCAAAAATGTCAAGAGCTATTTTTCTGACCCAAAATTTTATTTTCCTAATTTGTTAAATCAAAATTTGGGACATTTGGGTAGAATTTTTGATATAACATATTTATTAATTTTATTGTATAACATATATAGAAAATAAAAATTTCATCGAATCTTTTCTTTCGGCCGAGGTACTTTAAACATGCTATAAAACTGCCGTCGAATGTTTTTCAACGAATTGCTCTCTCTTGGGTAGGCATGAGAGACGTAATCTGGTCTATTGTTGTTGTTGTAATCGATTCGTCTAACCTCGTAGGATCCGCTAGACATGGCAGATTTTGGTAGAGGATGAGGTTTTTCGTCTGGAACGAGGTACACCTCGTCCTTGGATGTGTAGTAGCTCTTTCTATCTCCATCCGATCCAGAAGCAGAGCGAGTGAATTGCAGCACCATGATCAGTGCGATAGTAAAGAGGTTGAATAAGGCAAGAATCAGTTCTAATCAAACAAAAAACGGTTTAGTTTTTTTAAATCGGTTTTTTTTTCTCTCCCTATAGAGAGAAAGGAAAAAACAACCTGCGAGGGCAAAGATGAGCAATACGGCGATCACGAGCAACAGGATGGTCATGATCATCATAGATGCAAAGTTTCCAGAGGTAACGTAGAAGCAGGAGATAAACGTTTGCGTAGGTTGACCAGGTGGGAATGGGAAATTCAAGATACCAGGGAAAACCTCTCGGATCCATGCCGCAAGGATGAAATTGGTGGTGAGCAAAAAGTTGTTGACGGAAGGAGCTTGCCATTCGAATACGAAAAAGAGACTCCTCCAAGGATTGTCGAAATCGTATGGATCTCCTTCGCAGTTTACAAACGGTCTCGAGTACGCTTGATTGGTGCCGGGACAAGTCGTAGTAGTGAGGCCTGGTAGAAAGCTATCCCAGGCAATGCAGGTCTGGTTGAATGCTTGCATGATGAGATAGATGTCGTCTGCAATGCACATTGGTAGAGAGGGTAGACAGGTGGGGGTGAAAAAGTAGCTCACTGCAATGAATGCCCATGGAAATGTCAGCCATAGGTATAGGACGACCTGAGCGGATGGAGAAAATAATGCAACACCGACAAACGTAACGACGATGTAGGTCAATAGGGTGTATCCAAATCCATCGACGATGCCGATGCCAGGCGTTCCAGTTCCACAAAACGTCTGCGTATCGAAATCGCATGCAACGAGGAAATCGAACCAAAAGTAGACGCTGTTTGGATTCGATGCATTCGTATTGAGGAAGAAATTGCCTAGGTCTTGAATAAAGTTGAAGAGATCGGTTTGGATGATGAACCCGTACATCACCAGAGCAGCTTGATTGAGGTTGATGATGCTAGCTGTCGTATCTCCTACGTTTTGAAAGATGGTAGGTTTGGGGAACGTCTGAGAAAAGGGTTGAGAGGATTGAGGACTGTGGTTGTATGTGGCGGTGACGTTGATTCCTTTTTCGCTCTCCGCGATGCAGTTGCATATGAGTTGGGCAATGTCGTCTATCAGATCTTGTAGGACGGTGCAATTGAGGCATAGGTCTGTTCCAGGTATACAGAGAGGAGGGATGCAGAGTTGAGATACTTCGGGAATCGTTCCATTGATCGTCTGTCCAGCAGTGCACTGTCTGGATACGACGCTCGACTGAACGGACGCGCTCTTGACGGCAGAATAGGATTGCCCGGAAGCATCTGCGTAGGCCATCCTCTGGAGGATAGATTTCTTTTTGTGATCGAAATTCCTCGTGTGGTTCTCCTTTGCGAAAAAGGTGCTTTTTGGACGAGTTCTGAGGGCATCGACGATATCCATGTGATCTCTAAACTCTTGCTGGTAGGTCTTTTTGGCCAGTCCATACTCGTGAGATTCTACGCTAACGTTGTTGAGCATCATGGATTGTTCCAGCTTTCTATAGTGTATAGTCCTAGAGCTCCACCTCTTGGCCTCCGCCGTCTTTCTCGTTGCCCTGATCTTTCCTCGATGGACTGCTTCCGAGATTCGATCGGCCATCTCGAACGCGATCCTTCGATTCTTTCGAGTCCTCTCGGTCTTTGCCTCCGTCTTTTCTGCAAACCATTTTTTGAATCGAGTCGAGTATTCGTGAATCTTTCTGCTAGCATTTGCCTTTAGTTCTGCCAGAGGATGCTTTCCCAGGTATTCGATCATATTGTCCCACTCGGGTACCGGTGTTTCGAAACGCACGTGCCTTTTTGTCTTGTACGTTTCTAGATCCTGTTTAAAAATGTCCACGAGACCTCCTTCTTGCATCCATACGTCCCATGCAAAACGCTTGGCGAATTGAACGAGGTAGGTCGTCGAGTTCCAAAACTTGTCCCATCCGACATCCTTGGCCTTTGGGACGAAATAGTTTTTGATCTCTCCCCACAGCCTCCAGATCGAACCGGAAACGTCTCGCCTAACGTTATATACATCCTGACCGAGGGATATCGTATAGTTGTTGGTAACGTTATGACTCGCTACGTATTCAGACCAGGTAGAATTTTTGAAAAAGGCAGACAACTGATACCTTATGATAGGTCCAAACACGTCGTCTGCACGTTTGGTCGTGTTTATCACGCCAGCTACGTCGTAAAATGCCGTAGGATAAAAGACGTCGGTACCGATCTTGTGGTTAAAGTATCCTCCCAGCGATTCGGAGAGGATGCAGCTCTGGAGATGGGTGGCAACAAAATGTTGGAGCTCCAAGTCTTTTGTTCTCTTGGCGATGTCGTAGAGATATTTGCATTGAGATTCTGGAGCCATCTTGCTCGTGTCCCACTCGAAAAAAGTAGGAGGTTTCGCGTACGGAGACAATGGCATCGAGATCGTACCGTCTAGGACGTGCATCTGATCCAGCATAGGTCTCGCAATCCTCGCCAAGCGAGTCAATTCGGGCGTTTCGTAGACGACGGCAGGTTCCATCCTTTTGGTAGGTCCTAGAGGAACGCAAGGACCTGCTGGACTAAACATGTTGAACAGCATGGTGTTGATCACGTTGACGACGGCTACGAGCCACCCGACGATATCGGGGATGGCGAAATACCACCCACTACAGGCAGTTCCAAAAAAAATGTCAAACGGAGCACCTCCTGGACAGGCCGGTAAACCAGGAATGCAGCACGAACAGATGGTAAATTGGATGCAAAAATTGGGGACAGGTTGAGTAAATGCGTCTCCCAACAGCGTAAGCTGATTGACCGCACAGTTGAGGTAATCGACCACTTGGAAAAACTGTCCTCCGACGGTCTGTTTTAAAAAACGTTAGTTTTTTTTTGTTTTCAGGATGCGTTTAAGTTAAACGAGCAAAAGCTCACCTGTATGACGCTAACGATACCGAGGATGAAATTGATGAATGCGTCTGCAAACGTACAGAGCATGTTGCGGAAGTTGTTTGGATTGGAAGTGTTCCATCCAAAGATGCTCCAAAGGGTAGAAGCGAAATTGGTGAAATAGGGTCCAATGAGGCATTGTGCTACTTGACCAATGTTGTTGATGATGTTGAAAAAGTTTCCAAACGTGATATCGTACGCGGTGACGGCGATGTTGCAAGTGATGGTGGTAACGGGTTGAGATTCGATGATTCCAATGATGATGTCTAGGCAGACCTCAAACATGTAGAGCGGGACGCTTGTGATGTTGATGACGGAGGCTGCAAGTCCACTCACGACGAGAGGGGCAGGACTGACCGATGCAGTGCACGACGTCACGAATGGAGAGGCTAGGGCGCACGCTCCAGTGGTCGTCATCGAATTGTAATCTGGAATGATGTTTGTCTGGAGATCGAACAACATATCACCTGACAAAAACGTTAGTTAGTTTTTGTCAAACCTGTTTTTTTTTTGTACAAAAAAAAAACAAACCAGCGATGGCTTGAACGTTTTGGCTGTCGGAAATGATCTCTACAAGCATGTTAAGGAAGCTGGCAGTTACGTCGAGGAAAAATTGAACGAACGACGTGACGAAGCCGCCAAAGCAGCAGAAAAAATTCTGATCTGGAAACGGATCGGGGACTTTACCAGGTGGATTGATGGCAGGGAATGGACAGAGACCAGTGGTATCGAACTGCCTCCAAAAGTTGCCGTATCCAACGGCAGCAGATTTCAAGTATTGGATGCTCACCTGGATCTGCGGTTGGAAATTGTGTTTCAGATAACTCTGAAACGTTGGAAGGTTGACTAAAAGGTTGAGCATGGTGTTTGCTAGGGACTCCACCGCCTTGAACGTGTAGGAAAACGAATCGCCTATGGGGACGTTGATGGCATAGATGATCTGCGTGATGCAATCGAGGAAATTGTTCCAGGCGATGGTGATTGGGGTGAGATCCGTATGCGTGATAAAGGTGGGAACGTTGGCGAAGTTGGTGACGATCTCTCTCAGTACGTAGGTGGTAAAATTCATGGCGTAGATACCGGCATTGGTAGCATTTCCTATGGCGCATCCAAACTGGGAACCTTCGGGAAGTTCTGTGGCCGTGAAAAAGGCGTTGAATCCTTGACTGATGTTGGTTGCAGGTTGGAATATGTTTGTAATGTTGACGTAGGCGAGGTAGTTTACGTTTGGTTCGAATACGAGATCGATGTGGAACACAATGTCTATGACGACGTACATGTATTCGAATATGATGCCTAGGATGCCGTTGATGAACGGTCCGATAGGAGGTAAGACGAAGGAGGTGTCGAAAAACGAATCGAATACTGCAGTGAGAGCAGTATCCGTGAGGTTTCCGAGGTGAAAACCTGCAGAACAGAGCAGATTGGTGACGTTGTCGAATTTGGGAGGTCTGCCTAGCTGGCATGCCAGCTGTTGAGCTGCAGTCCCAGTGCACGTGAATGGAGGCGCAGGAAGATTTTGAAAGACGCCCACTAGGAAATTGATGAGGATCCTAGGTAGTTCTACGACGAGGGCGTTTAATACGTTGTCCAGTCCATAAGATAGATCGGGGGACGTGAGGGTTGTGAATATCGGATTCCAAAAGATCTGCAGGTCGTTACACATGCAGTTTAGGACAGGTTCGAAGCTGGCGATGAAATTTGTCACGTTTTGAAAGATTGGTTGGAATTCGAAATCGCCTTGTCCTTTACCTGCAGAACAAAAAAAATGTTAGTTTTTTTTTTGGAGCGGTCAGCTCTGCTCACCAGCGATGAAATCGGTGATCGAGACGAACGGTTGCTGGATCGTCATCAGCATCAGGTTGATCTGGATCTGCCAATTGTTGATCTCGCATTGGGCTGCAATATTGACCGGATCTAGGATCAGCAGCTTGTAGGATTGCCATATCAGGTTCCACCAGCAGATTCCAACGTCTACTACGAGGCGGATGGAATTTCCGATGGGAAGGGTGACGGTATTGTAAAACGGTTGGAAATATTGGGTGGTGGTCTCGTCGTATCCTTGGAGGATCGATTGGCTGTAGACTGCACTCAATTGAGCTCCGGTGACTATGATTCCACCGATGAGATAATACTTCCAATAGGTGGTGACGTGGGTGACGAAATAGTATCCTGCAGTGATCAGGAGGATCGGTACGATGACGATCAGCTGAAAGATTGCCCACACAAAATCTTGGAATACCCTATTGAGGTTCCCGTCGTAATCTTTCGTATCTCGGAGGGCGGTAAAGAGGACGGTAAAGATAAAGAATGCCAGTAGGATCGTGGTTACTAGGATCGCTAGAGAGGCGATCAGCCAGGACATCTTTTTCTTTTTTTTTTTCTTTTCTCTCTCTTTTTTGTATGTGGCGTATCAAATAGGTAAAAAGGATTTTAACACACACAATACAGGGAAAGTAAAACAGAGATTCGAATCTGTTTACTCTTTTTTGCAGTTTTTTTTCGTTTTTTCAAAAAAAAAAAAAAGAAAGATGGAGAGCATCACAAAGGTACCAGAACCGTTGTATAGATTCAGGAGGGCCGTTCAAGTTTTAGGATTTATCGAAATCTTAATCGTCATCGTCTTGCTCATCATACTCGGTCTAGGCCTCTATCTGACACAGACAGAGGCATTGCTGATCATCTTTGAAGCTCCTCATGTCTTTTCGTGGGCATTTTCGTTGGGAGTTGCTGCAGATAATTCAAACGATCCGTTTATACTGATGACGATCGTTACCTACGTCATCTGCATGATTGCAGATTTGATATCGGTGGTATGGAGGATAGTCTTGTTGGTAGCATGCGATACAAATCAAAACTGCGATCCTATCATTTCGATCTTTTCGTGGATTACTTTTGGTGGTAAGGCTCGTCAACCCTTTTTTGTATTTTTCTTGTTTTTATTTTATTTTTTTGTAGGAGTGGCCGGATTGATGATATTGGATGCCGTGTTCATCGCGTTAGATATTGGAATTCTAGGACAACTCAAAGTGTATCGAGCAGACATGTCAGAAATATTGCTCAGCATTCAAAAGATTATAGGATCTCAGCGTATCAATGCTGGGACGAAATAAATAAAAGCAACATTTTTTTTTCTCTTTATTCTTTTTGCACACTCTCTTGTGCTCCGTATTCCAGTGATTATCGCGACATTTTTTTCTACAATACACGAATTCTGTACAATCTGAGCATTCGATAAACTCGTCGGTGAATTTGATCGTGCAACAGTTTGGATGAGTGCACGAGATGGATCCGGTCTTGAGCAACGGGTTCCAAAAATGGATGGGATGTTCTCCGTTTTCTGGTTTTTCATCTCCACTGTAGATCGGTATACCGTACTGGGCAGATATTTCTAGTACAGTACGATCCGTTCGAGAGATGTGAATCGTGGCCTTTCTCTTTTCTTTCTGTGCCTTTTCGATCCTGTTGCTAAAATTAGTCTTTCTCGTTTGAACATACAGTTTTTCCAATCTGTCACATCTGGCCAAAATGGAATTGGCCGAACTAGATTTGCGTAGCTTTTGAGAATCTAGTTTTTTATATAAAAAGGGGGGAAGAGACTAAAACATTTTTTTTATAAAAAAACATCGAAAAAAAAAAAGAGAAGGGAGAGTATCCTACCCATTTTTATACACAAAAAATGGTCAGTCCAATGATTGCGTTTGCGTTATTTGTGGCAGCTTTTGCAGGGTTGGTTCTTTCGATACTGTTTTGTTTATTGGAGAGATGCGGAGTGTTTTCGAAACTGTTTAATGTCATCGGATGGTTGACCACGTTTGCTCTCAGGATCTTGGTGATCTGCCTGTTTTTCACCGGGGCGATGTGGTTTACTCTCAGGCAAAAAAGTTTTTTTTTGTCAGGAAAAAAGAGGACAGAGCAAAAACAAAATTGTTCCTTTTTGTTGTTTTGGTTATTTTTTTAAATAGCTAGAGTTCTTGGAACAAAATAAAAATCTGACCGATAGATCTTATCGTACAGCGGGATCAAAAAGTATTGGGAATTTAGCGGGCAAACTTGCCCGCCAGAACATCCTCTGTTTGCAAATTGGACGAATCTACCACCAGGAGTTTGCGTGTGCAATTAACCAAAATGAACTACAGATTTGCTTGTCGATAAATTTTTATTTTTTGTAATAGAACAGTGTGAATTCTCGTTTTCAAAAAAAAAGAGAAAAAAAAATAAAAAAATGGCAAAAGATGGGCAAAAGGATGCAAAACGGGCTAGGTCTGTTTTCTGTCCACATAGGAGGAGGGGGAATGAAGGAGATAGGAAAAAAAACTAATTTTTTTATTATCCTAGAGATGTGTCCTACACGGAATGCACCGCATTGATCATAGAGGGTTTGATCATCATTTCTATGGCCTTTGGGTAATCAAAGCATTTTTTTTGTTTTTTTTGGATCAGGAAATTCGCAAAAAAAAACTTTTGTCTTTTTCCAGGCCAGTCTATGTCCAACAGCCGCTAGACCTCACGATTCACTACCTGTTGATAGGCAACGGGATGATCATCCCATGCATGATATTTGGCATGTACATATTAACGTGGCGAGTGCTACCACAAGTTAGAAAGATGATTCGAGAACATACTGGAGTAGGCGAACCTAAAAACATTCGATTCAGTTCGACGATCAAATTTATTTATGGTCAATTGGTTTTGGAAGGATTAAACGTGATCGGTGCGCTGATCGTCTTTATCTGGAGATTGGTCATTCAGATTCAGGATGCAGGTTACAAAAAAAAAATTGGCAGTTTCTTTTTTGGTCCAAATCAAAAAAAAACTCATCTTTTTTTCCTCCCCCCCATGTAGGCGACATGCCTGTATCTTCGGATCCGTTCCAAAATACCATCAATAACCTGCTCATGACCGTTCAGTTCGTTCTCTCTTGCATCGCTCTAGGCGTAGGCATCTTTTCTGTCATTATGTGGATCATATTGCTCAGCACTGTGAAACGTCTGAGGTTGATCGAAAAAAAGAATGGAGGAGGACCTCCTCCACTTCCAGAACGAGAAGACATTCTACCTCCTGCGAGCGTGTATTATCAAAACAGGGTGATGAATTCGCCTCCAGGCTACCAAAACGCATCCTCTCGCGTACCAAACTTTAGCGCAGTTCCTTACGTCCCTCCTGCAAAAACGAACCTCCTACCAGCCAGTACGCCTTACATTCCTCAACCCGTAACGATTCAAGCTCCTACCGCTTATCAACAGTACGCTTCTGTCAAACCTACGACGGTCGACCCGTACAAATTCTCTTGAAAAACAAAATAGGGACTAGCGAAATTTTATTTGTTGTCATTTTTTTTTGGTATTCGAATCTTGAAATTTTTGATCTTCTTGGTGTTTCTGTTCGTATTCTGTCCTGCACAATGCCGTATAAAACATCAGTTTCAAGTGATCGTCCTTTCCAAGTTCAAGAGGTTCTACCAGACATTCAGCGTTACCGTCGTCGTCTTGAACCTTTCCCAGGTAAAAGATGAAATAGTCTTCAAACGTCATACCGTAATCATATTTGAGGATGCAGAGCTCTGCCAATGCCTGAAGCTGGTTTTTGTTTTTAGATGTGCATTTCAAGTCCTCAAACGGTTCGTAAAAGACGCTTCCTCGGCTGTCTCGGTCGTAGCCTATCGTATACCCGGTCTTTATGGATATGATCGTCGATGTCTGTCTTCTTGTTCCCTTCCACCTGTATCCTACCACGTCTAACTTTGTACAGAATCCTCCATTGCAGTAGATGGGAACTTCTGCATCCTCGGGAGTGATCCCTAACGAGTCCATCTTTTCGAAAGCCTGCAAAGTGAGCTTGTTTAACCTCTTTGGATTCGTCTTGACGACACAGTTGCACTCGATGATCTGGTAGTCTCCAATCTTGAATTTTTCGTATCCGATGCAGTGGATGACGTGGTATATTTGACGATGGACCCTGATGCCTACCTCTTTGCTGGACGTTCCTGATCGCCTACACACTGCCTCGTGGAATGGGAAAAAGTTTCGCGCAAGCCGAGGCCAGAGACCTCCAGATTTGTACTTTTCGAAATGCCATCCGAGTTTGATATCGTCTGGATTTAGGATCAGTTTGCTCTCGACGTAAAACGTCCCGTTTTCGTCCTGGGTGATCCCTTTCGTAAATGGATTCGCTAGCAGCTTGGTGGTATAGGTATCCTCCCTTTCTTTGCCAAAGAAATCGTACAGGAGCGTTTGCAGCTTGTCGAGTTCCATTTTTGGGAATGAATATTCCTTTTTTGGGAATGAATATTCCTTTTTTGGGAATGAATATTCCTTTTTTGGAACACAAATTTTTCAAAAAAGACAAATTTTAATTTCTGCAAAAAAAAAAAAGAAGATGGGAGAAGTAAAAAAGACAGGAGAGGTAAAAAGAGCACCGCACTGGTTGGTTGGAAACGAGGTTATCAATTCTAGGATAGAGATGTTGGGATCGCTCACGATGCAAGTCTCGGAAGATGCTCCGTTGTCTCAAACGAATTTTATCGCGCAGGTCGCAACCGATTTTCAACCTTTTGCGGCTAATCTGATACGGTCGGCTCCTCCTGGTGCAAATGTTAAGAAACTGAAGCGTGGATTGCGCTGCCTGATGAATGCTCAAGAGCAATTTTTCGAAAGCTTGGTCGTCAAGGATAGGAGAATCGTTAAAAGAAAGAGAATCGAGCCAAATCCGAATTAAAAAAAACGTTTTTTTTATGTTTCTTTCTATTTTTAAATAAAAAAGGAGATTTCGAGGAGAAAAAAAAATATTGTGTTTTTTTTTCTCCTCGAGCTAGAGCAAATAAAAAAAAAGAAAAATGTTTGTTGCATTGTGCCTGTTGACGTTGGTAATAGTAACCTATGAACCGGTAAATGCAATGAACCGATACGACATCCGAAACAAGGAAATGATATTGCAAGATTTTTCGGCAGCCGTGAATAGGATGTTTGGACGACCGACCAATTTCGAAGAGATTGCTGCCATCTGCCCAAAGGTTCGCGATGGAGTTACGACCTACTTTATCGCATCGTTTAATGCATGCATGCAAGAATTCGAACGACATGCCGACCTATCGAAAGCGATTGCTGTCGACTGTCTCAAACGATCTTGTCGAGAATTGGTCGATAAAGAGGACAGAGAACTGTTTCGCAAGGAACGCCATTTGACAGAAAAAAACGAATAAAACAAAAACTTTTTTTATTTCTCCCTTTTGCACGTGTTCAAGTACATCTTTTTGAGAGCTTTGCACGCGCGAATCTCTTTTTCAGACAGCATGTGGACCACCGGTGCATCTGAAACGTAGGCCGTCACGCAAAACGTCTCGATTGCAGAATCTAACTCGAGACACTCTTGTGCCAATCGAAGAGCATAGACCTCAGAGGAAGAGGTCGTTCCAATGTACATTGTCAGGAGCATATTGGCTAGCATGCAGACGATCATGATGAACGTGCATATCCTATCGGTCAGCGTGCATTCTTCTGCATGTCTGGTAAAGGGTCGTCCTCTTTCGCTTGGATCGTCCATTGTTTTTTTTTTCTTTTTTTCTGTTTTTATCGTTCTCCTTCCCTTCCTTTTGTTTTTTCCCTTTTTGTTTTTAAAGGAAGAAAAAAAAACAAATTTTTGTTTTTAAAGGAAGAAAAAAAAACAAATTTTTGTTTTTGTGTAAAAACAAAAAAAGAGTGTATTCCATCCCTTTCCCACAAAACACCCCTTCCTAACTGACTTGTAGGTACAATGATATCTAAAAGGAAGAAACAGGTAATAACAGACGATGGTGAAGAAAATGACGACGAATCGACCGTCCTCTTCAGCGTATCCAACGAAGAACCTCAAGATCCTGATCTCTCGGACGAGCAACCTCCAGAATATTCGCCAAAGCCGGCGAAAATCAAGGGCAAGAGAGGAAAGAAAAAGTGGGAGTGCACGATATGCAAGGAAACTGGTAAAGCTGCAAGGCTACTGGTTTCGTGTGGACACAGTTACTGTGCGCCGTGCATCGATATTATGACGATTTCCGATCAAGAGGGCGTGAAATGCTCTCGATGCAACAAGGTGTCTAAATTGATCGTCCCGAACTACGACCTTTCGACCGACGTGAAACAGGAAGCTGCCACGAGCTTCTATCCTGGTCTGGAATCGAACCTCAAACAGATCATCGAAGAACACGACAAGTTTTGGAACGATAGCGCAGAAAAAGTCGTGATCATCCTCGAAAAGGCGATCGAACAGATGGTGGATTCGAAGAATTGGATCCAAACCAGCTTGGATATTCCAATTTCGATGGAAGAAGTCGCGGAAATCTTTGGAGTCAACGAAGGATGTTTGATCGATTCGGATACCATCCACAACAATGCTCATTACTTGGTAACCTTTTTTTTTTCTTTCTTTTTTTTCTTTCTGCTCAAAAAAAAAATGTAGACCAGCCGCATTTCGGCCATTCTGTCTACCATGAAAATTCCTCTTCATGCTTCTCTACATCATGGATGGATCAAACCAGATCGGGCAAAAAATGGATGGTACGTACACGTTGCGATTGGCACGAAGAAACCATCCAATTTGACGGAACCCCCGTTTATACGCGCTAGACAGCCATACTTTCACTAGAGAGAGAGAGTTTTTGTTTATCGTTTTCTTTTTTTATTACAATAAACGCTCGTTCCACTGTCTCTCCTTCTGTCAGAGTCCTTCCAGTCAAAACGTCTGATGATGATAGAATCGATGCTATCGTTTGCATTCATGCTTGTCGTCTCTCTGGCCGAATTGCTGTCGACGAGGGATTCCTTGTAGATGGTAATTGCATTCATGAGGGCAGGAGGGAGAGGGACATCGTTGTATTCGGTGTAGGGCGATGCGAGTTCGGTATGATCTGCTCGGATGCATCCGGTAGGATCTAGTGGAGCTCCAAACCTCTTTTGATTCCCACAACAGTCGTACCTGTCCTTGTCGTAGTAGATGCCAGGAACTCCATCGTTCCATACGCCAGGATGTTGTCTACAGGACCACTTGCCGAGATTGTTGATCTCTCTATAATTCACTCCACATTTGAGACATCTCCTCCTTCGATCCATCCAATCGTGAAGGATCAACTTCCAACGCTTGTCCAACATGAAATATAGATCGGACACTTGACTCGACGACATTTTTTTTTATTTTTCTCTTTATTTTGCGTAACAGATGAGAGAGAGATATCCCTTATCCCCTGAAATTTGTACTCATTTTGTTTACACTTTCCAAGATTTGCGTAAATTTGCTGATCAATTCTCCGAGATCCCACGCCTTTGCCTGTTCGGAATTGAGCTCGTCCAATCTTTTCTGAAGTTCTATGGCGGGAGTCAAGATTCTAGCACAAGAAGATCCGAGGTGATACGTATCGCCAGAGACGACGGTTTGGAACCTGCAGTTCTCGCTCTTCTTGCATCCATAACACATGTGTTTGATGGGCCTTTTTCTGAGGTCAGATTGAACAGGCTGCACCGTCTGATGTCTCAAATGATCGAAATTGATGTTCATCTGTGTCTTGATCGAAATGATCCAAGGTCGGATCTGAGTGGTGACAAATAAATTGTTCTCGTCGTCGAGAGGATCGTAGATGAGGCTCAAAAAATCTTCAAAGAAGTGATCGACCAGGTAACGTCTCTGTTCCTCGTTGATTGGACTCTTTTCTCCGTACAATTCTACCATTTTCTTCTCTACTTGTTCGTTTAGCTTTTCTGGCTTAAAGATCCTATCTTTCTCGGTCGGGGTATTCTCCATATCGTCCCCATCTGAAGGTGGCATACATTCTTGTATCATTACCTCGTCTGTTTGTTCTCTTTTACCAATTTTGACAGCTCTCGTGTCCGCTTCTTCCATGTTTTTTTTTGTTTTTCTTTTTCGAAATGAAAAAAAAAAAAAGAAAAACAAAAAAAAATTTGTTTTCCTCTTTTTTACAAAAATTCTTTTTTTATTATTTTTGTCACATGACTTCAGGTTCCGAACCTAAACTGCTCTGTTTTGCAAGTCCCATCCTTTTTTTCAAGACGTTAGCCACGGCGTTTATCTTTTCTGCGTCTGCAAAACGTTCTTCCCGTATTGCCTTTTGCACGTCCGATTCTGCAATGTTCAGCATGGTGTATCCAGTGTTCGTTTTAAAGTTCACGTCCAAATGGAGGTTATCTATCACGGCTTCTGCGACGGTTGCTCGGTCGTATTCCCAGTTCCATTCTCTGACCTTGCATACGTAGTAGACCACAAAGAGTTTATTCGCATCCGCGTAATGTTTTGCCAATAAAACGAGGATATCCAACATTTCTTGCACTTCGATGTTGAACCGGTTCTCCATGAGCTGTTTTATAAAAAACGAGCTGCTCATGTTTGGATCCTTGTTTGGGTCGTAATCCGACCTGTCCAGGAGCAATTTCAGAACGTCCACGTGTTGCCTTGGAGCCGAATGTTCTTCCCTCGTATGCGCCATGTACATGAGAGCTCCAGTGACGATTGCCGTTCCGGGGAATAGAATCTGATTGACGTTTATGTTTGGACTCCTTACCAGCACGTGAAATAGGCTTGCATTGTCTGCAAATATGGCCAGTTCGAACGCAGACGTTTCGTATTCTAGAGGGAAAAGATTCCGTATGTCGAGGATCAGCTTGAAGGGCTTGACAGGAAATCGAACGTCGCACGGGTAGCGGTACTCGAGCAACTGGGTCAAATAGTACAGCGCCTTTTCGTTTTCCTGGCCAAACGTGCTCCTTACCCTATCGGAGATGAATTTCTTCCAGTCGCTCGAATCTTCCAGTTTCTCTTGGATACCCTTGGTTGCAAATAACACCAGGTAATCCTTGCTGGTCTTTATGTACTCTATGATCTTGGCAGGACTCATCATCACCGATGCTATCGTCTCTTGCACGTCCGAGGACAGCTCCTTGAGTTTTCTGTTTCTGAGCTTTTCCAATATGGCATTGCACAAGAATTCTTTCGAATCGTTTGCGTTTGGATCGATTCCAAGCTGGTAGGCGAGTTTGGAGAGTCTTTTGAGGGCATCCGTATGCGTTTCGGATATCCGGCATAGCTGCCTCACCGAGGGAAGAACATCTTCCAGATTCTTTTCGCCCTCTTCCATACGAGAGAAACTTTTTGATCTTTTCCTCGTGATAAAATGTATAGCATCTCTACGCAAAAAACGGAGCAGAGAAAGGAGAGTTTTTTCTTTTTTATTTTCCATTTCCTTTTTCGCAAAAAACAAAATTTTTTTGCAAACACAGATTTTTTTTTGTTTATAACTAATTTGGAAAAGAAAATGCGCTAGAATAAAATTTGTCATCGTATTTTTCATCCTCTCTGTCAAATTCGTCGTCATCATCCAGGTCGAAACGAGATTCGGCAAGATCGGATCTCTTTGCAGATCCACTCTCCATCTGAGCTTGAGCTTGAGCTCTTGCCCTGAGACTGTACTGGCCCAATCTCAGACACTCGTCGCTAAGTGTGTCTCTGAGTCTCTTTAATCCTTCTGATAGTCTCCCTCCATGTTCGTAGGCAATCTTGACCAGGTGGTGTAGACTGGCAGTGGTCGCGGTCATGCATCCCAGCATGGACTTTTCCTGCATCCAACTGTACGGAAGCCTCTGAGGATTAGTGCGAGCAATGAGGTTCTCTGTAATGTGAAAGGCATACAAGAGACCAGTTTCGATGGCAACGATCCCGCCCCTGTGGAACGACTCGCTGAGCTGAGAGTAGGTCAAATTCCTCTGCATCCTAGAGACTTGAGCGTACCAGTTGAGGAACTTTTGAAAATACGGGTAGGCTTGGACGAAATTTAGAAAATACTTGTCTGCCTCGTTCACTGCTCTGTCCAACGTCCTCCAATCGATCGAGATTGGAATATTGGCAGCTTTTGGAACGTATCGTACGGTCGAATAATCTACTGCATCTCTGTCGTACTCGGATGCCCCAAATTCCGACATTTTCTCTCCTTTTTTTTTCTTTTTTTTCTTTTTCTTCTTTTTGTGATTCGGGAAAAAAAGAATGATCGTTTTCCGAGTCATTATAGAAGCAAATTCCTACAATTCAAAAGGTTTTTTTTTGGGGGGAGGACCTCCTTGGCAAAAAAAAATGGATCGAGATCAATCGAAATGTCGCGTCGGATCGATCCGAATTCAAAGCAGATGCTCTCAATGCAATGTGGTGTTCAGTGCCACGTCTGTATTGGGGAAGGATTACTACTCATGGGGATCTGGCCCGGAACCGGAATTTCTCTGCAAGACATGCCGGTGGAGACAAAACTCTGTCAAGATCAAATGGGTAGAAACCAGGTTTTTGAAAAAATAAAAAGAAAAATTTATTTCGGATTCATCCGCTTCCTCCTCTCTTCCATCTTTTGTCCAATCTCTTGCAAGAGTTTATCGTGAGAATCGAGCTCTTTGATGTTGGTAGGCACGTTGGTCTTGGTCGGCTTGAGAGCTAACCCGCGTCTGATATCTTCCATGAGATCTTCGTGGCCTTTTGGTTTGATGGAAACTTCCTGCGGAATTCTTTCCGGTTGCATGCCCTTGTTCAACTGGATAGCGACATCCGATAGTGCAGCATCCATCACGACGTTTGCCTTTTGTTCTCCAAGCTTTTCCTTCAATTCGTCCAACTGTGTAGATACGGCTGTCTTGAGTTCCGTAACGTCTGCCTGTGTTACGATCTTGGATTCGATCCTCTTTAGGATCTCTACCACCTCTTCTTCCTTTTCTAGCAGTTTAGAGCAGGCGTCCTTCTTTTGATTGAGCAAATCTTCGTTTTGCCGACGTTGCCAGTAGCTATCGTTGGCCTCTGGTTCGAACATCTTGTTTGCCCCGTGGTAGAAGCAGTATTTCTCCCCGGAAAGCGCTATTTGGGTACATTCTACGTTTCGGCAGGTTGCCATTTCTTCTCTGTCTTTTATTTTTAGTCGAATGAGTACCGCGTTAGATCCTAATAGCAAGATTTTTTTTTCCATATCAGATTAGTCTCTTTTTTTTTTCATAAATCAAAAAAAAAGGGGGGGTGCAGAAAAAAAAAGTAAAAAAATGGTTTCGATTGAACGAATCAAGGATTTTCGCTACGGCCTCCTGGTCACTTTGACTGTATTTAGCATCGCATGCTTATTCGTAACGTTTACGCTCTACCTGATCCCCAGCCTCGATCCTAATTATCCTTACCTTGCTCTCGCTTTTGCTGTGTGTGCATGTGGATCGTGGCTCCTCATCGGAGCGATGTATAGTATCTCTCCAAAGCTCGTCCACAAATGTTTTCCTCGTAGTTCTGCCGACGATTCTCCCACTCCGCGCGTTGGGATTGCTGGAACTATACCTGACGTTTAGTCGATACAAATATTTTTTTTTCGAGAGAGAGAGGTCGATTTTGGCAAAAAGGGGGGGGGAACCTTTGCACACATTATCCTCTTTTTTTGGCAGTAGCGTCTATCTTTGCATTGGCTGGGTAGTAAAACACTTTGCGGATATCGTTCTCGTTCAGATCGAGACTTCCATACATCTCCATCTTTTCTTCTCCAAACTTTTTGATGTACTTTTCAAAGCCGGCCTGGTCGAGAAAAAAAAAATAAATTTCAATAAAAAAAAGGGTCTGTCCATAATGACGATTTTTTACCTGGCAGAGGCATTGGTAGACGAGTTCTCCTAGGTATTGTGCAATACGCTGTGCAGTAGAGAAAATGGACTGGACAGATCTCGCTACCACCAGAGCATATGCAGCAGCCAGCATGGATTCTGCCACGCTCTTTCCAAAACGTCTCGGACCTCTTCCTACGAACGCAACACTTTTAGTTTCGTTACGGGATAAGCTATGCTTACCCAATAGCATCTTGCTGTTCCTCTGCATCGTCCATTTGCGCTGTTTGGCCAATAGAGGTCCTACCCGATCCCAATCGGTCGCTCCAATGATCTGAGGTGCCAACACCATAGCTGCCATCTTGTGAAATTCTTTTTGAAAGATGTGTCGCTTCCATTTAAATCCGTTTTCGAGGTACCATTCGAATTTGTTGAATCTCTCTTCTCCAGACGAGATCTGATTCTGTTTGGGTGGATCGACGATGTATTTGGCCCTCTTGTAGACCTTGAGTCGATCGATCTTGGCTTTTACCTCTTGTGCATGGAGAGTTTCCCATTGATCGAACAAGGGCATGTAGGACACCAGCTTCTTGGCTCCCAGCATCCTTTTCCCCCTTTTTTTTTCTATCTTTGGGTTAGGAAGAGGAGAAAGAGATATAAACAGGAGAGATAATCCTATTGGATGCTGGCTCTTTTGTTTTGTAGAGGAAAGCAGTGTTTTTTTTTTATTGTGTTCTCGTTCTGAGCAGGGAAAAAGAAAAGAAAAAAAAAAGAAGGGAATGGAACTGGACTGGACTACGTTGGAAGAGACCGAATCCTTTTTAAACAGCGTATTTGCAGACGGACAACAGGCATTACAGAAAGAACCAATTCAGGATTTTCCCAAGAAAGAAGAAGAAAAAGAGGAAAAGAAACCACAGGTGAGATTCAAGGAGGCGAGATACGCGCGACCCAACAGTCGGGCCAAAGATGCCGAGAATCTGGCATCCAAGAGAGAGAAAGCTCGCAAGATGCTCGAACAGTCCGAATTTCTAAATAGACCGCTTGCAAAACCCGTCAAGACAGACGCTTCAAACGGAAGGAGCTGTTTCGTATGCTCCAAGAGATCGGACAAGGGACACCGATGCGTGTGGACCGGACCTCTTCATCGCAACTATACCGTATGGGCATGCGACATCAAACATATGAACATGATTTGCCGATGTTCTGCTGATCTCCCTGCCAAAGTCGCGCAATGCGTCAATTGCAACAATGTGTATCTATTGGCGGATGTAAAGTTTCCTTGCCTATGTTGCAACATCCCTCCAACAAAAAGATATTACGATATTGGCTTAGAAACTGGAATTTCTAAAAAGAAGCAAAAGAAATAAAATCTGTTTTAAATTAGTTGCATCAAAATTCGTTTTTTTTCAATAAAACAAAAATTTGCGTTGAAAACAAAAACAAAAAAAAGGAAAAATGGCGACATGTTCCATCGAACACGCAAAAGAAGAGACTTTGATGGCTTACAAAAAGGCCATATTGATAATCTTATGTAAAGAGCGCAATATCGACTACAAGAAAAGTTGGACCAAAACCGGACTCGTACGAGCCATCCTCCTTTGGCAACAATGCAAAACAGAAAACGAGAAAGCGGTCGTTCCAGACGACAACAAGGCGATACCCAAGATCAAGATCGATGCACCTCAGAATCCTACGAGCATAGATACGTTGGTACGCGATCTATTTCACCTGGGATCGGTGAATTTCGGTTCTTTCAAACTAAAGAGCGGAATGATGTCGCCTGTCTACATCGATCTGCGTTTGACCATCTCGAGACCCAAACTGTTGAAGCAGATGTCGCAGATGATGTGGACGAACCTCTTTCGACACATCCCCGATCACGTCGATCTGATCTGCGGCGTCCCCTACACTGCCCTTCCATTTGCAACGTGCATGTCGATAGACCACCAGATCCCGTTGGTCATCAAGCGCAAGGAGGGTGCCAAAGATCACGGAACCAAAAAGGCGATCGAAGGCATCTACTCTACCGGGCAATCGTGTGTGATCATCGAAGATCTAGTCACGACCGGAGGTAGTGTATTGGAGGTCGTCCAATCGTTGCGAGATGCCGGGTTGGTAGTGAACGACGTGATCGTCTTTTTGGACAGGGAACAAGGGGCAAAAAAGGAATTGGAGAAACACGACCTCAAGCTGCATTCTGTCATCACGTTTACGGAGATGTTGCGCATCCTCGAAGAGTACAAACTCGTCGACGACGCAACGGTCGGTACCGTAAAGACATTTATCGCTACGCATCAGGTGGACTCTGTCGCAGAGAATAAAAACACTTGCAATGCTTTGAAAAAGACAAATCTGTAATACGGAGGAGGGAAATAAAAAATCTTTTTTATTACGTCTTATGCTCTAGCCTATAGGCAGACATGACCAATATCAACAAATAAAGTGCATACATCAACATTGTAACCAAGACGGCACCCGATTGTAGATATCGCGATTGACAACTGGTGTGGATGTAATCGGAAGAGAGTTCGGTATCGTCTCTTTTTCTACCAGCAGATAGGGTGGTGTAGTTCTCATCTGTCACTCCTCTGATTTGACATCCTGGATAAAGTTCTGCTTTCCCCAAATAAAAGGACAAAAAACTGTCATTGTCCAAATTATATCTGTCCGTCGCGGTGTTGAAGGTGAAAAGGCAAATCTTCCAAGTATGTCTATCTTCTGAACGAGATAGGATAGGTAACTCTGCTGGAACAAACGTGTAATATCGGAGAAATCCGTTGCCACCTGCGTATAGACCTTGAAAATCTTGTATGATGCTAAAGAAGGCAGAGCCACAATTATTAATTCCGTAATTGATCGCATGACCTCGGCATCCAAAATAATGTCCTTTTTTGTAGGAAAACTTTTTTTCAGAGTGGGAGGGAAAATCAAAAAATTTGATGGTACCATTGAAACTCATGATCACATTACAATGCGATTTGATCAACTGTTCGAAGCCCCAATCGAAAGATGCATCGCAATCCCAGATGATTGCATGCGATACCAATATGGCCTTTTTGTTTTTATGTCTGTCCAATATGTCGCCTACCCATTCCAAGATCCTAGGACCTGGATAGAACTCTATATGGATTATCAAAAATTCCTCGAGCTTCCCCTGCCGATCTGTAGCATTAAAATATTCAAAATGATTGAGGTAACTGCCTTCCTGATAGGCTCCTCCAAAATATGGCATCTTTGCATACTCTGAATAGGGAAAGGTTTGCTCGTAGTTGCTGTAATTGTCTTGTTTGTTCCATTGGAACGCGTCGTGATTTCCGGCAACGAATCCATGTGGGATTTCTAAATTTCTGAGGCATTCGGTACACGTTCGAGCTCTGTTCCATTCCACCACGTTTTGTCCATGTTCGACGATATCTCCAACGTGCGTAACGAATTTGATATTGAGCTGTTTGGCACATTTACAGATCCAATTGTATTGGATTCCGAGAAAAACTGTAAAGTATGCAGTTATGTACTGGCTGTCTGGAACAACAACGATCGAAAACGATAGCGGATCGTTGGGCTCTAGTACTTCAAACATTGCATACGTAGACAGGACAAAAACGGACAATAACGGTAACCATTTCATCTTTTTTTTTATTTTTTTTTTTTGCTAATCGTAAGAGTATTCCGTATCCGAATGGATCTCGTCGTCTGTGAGTTTAGGATTGTTGCGTTCTTTTCTCACCTGTTCTGCAATAGTCTTCCATACGTTCTTTCCTACTATCCTAACGTATAATATCAGGTAATGCCTGCCCCATACCCAATCCCAAAAACCCTGAGTTTCTTCGTATCGAATTCCACATCTCACATCGATCAGTGTCGAATTCCAATAGCGGAGGGCATAACTGTTGACGTTTTGAATCTTGTAGGGAATATCTTTGCATGTTTTTGAATGCATGCAAACTTCGAAATCGCTATCGTCACGTTTCTCACCGGCATGCTTTTCGATCTTTTTCTGTATAAGCACTTTGGCGACCAAGATGGCATCCATCTCGGCTTCGCTCAAACAGCATACGTCGCTGCCTATGCCCCAATAGTCCAGTTCATTGTTCCATATGCCGCTCTTGATTCGATCCGGTATGACCAGAAATCCTGTCCTCATGTACTCTAGGATGTGCCTAAAGACCTTGTCCTCTCTATCGAAAAAGTAGCGTCCATATCGGTTCGGTTTGATCTGATCGATCGGGTCGTTTGCATCCTCTTTTCCAAAGATGGCTCTCTTCAACCTAAGTTCTTTTTTTTTTGTGAGGGTGAGACATTTGACCAGACTTTTTTTTTCTTACTTGGATGTTTGAGGATAGTCTCCTTGGAAATGCTAAACGTGGTTCCTCCGACATCCAATATGATTGGATCTTCGATTTGAGAAGGATCCATTTTTTGTTTGATAGCAAAAACAAAAAAGGAGTATTGATCTCGATATATACACTGCCAATGATTCTAGAATTGCAAAAGGGACCTCTTTTTTTTTTAAAAATCTAGCTGGTTTTAAACGTTTTTTTTATTTCGGTAATCCTTCCCCAAAAAAAGAATGGCAGAATCAAAAGGTTCCGTTTTACATTCGCCGAGTCGCGCTCTATGGGATTGGTTACTATTGACTGCGATCGTGGCGATGGTAGTTCAATTCATCCTCTTGATCGTCAGATTGGATCTGTCGGTCAATATCAGCTATTTCATCATTGCTATACCAGCTTGGGTGTTGGCATTTTTAGGAACCGGATTTGGACTCTATCTATTGGTGATCAATGCAATGCGAGGACACAAGATCAAACTGTTGGAAGGGTTGATATTACTATTCTTGTCTCAAGGATTTGGTTGGTCTCAGTTTTCTCTCGCTCTAAAATTTCAAAATACGGCTCCGCTGAGTTACTGGGAAGCATTACTCCCATTTTTCATTTTTGTTGGATTGGCATTTATTCCAATCGTAGCTGTATTGGTCATGATGACGGACAAGCACAATGGACTTCGAAAACGGAGTCGATGAGACTTTTTTTTTTCTTTCTTTTTTTTCCAAAAAAAAATCTTACTTTTTGTATTTAACAAAAAAGGAAGAAAAAAAAATGGTTTTTCTACAAACAAAAAGAAATATTGTTTTTTTCGTGTTCAGGCCGATGTCCGCCGCTTCGTTCGAACGTCCAGTTTTGGATGAGAAATAATATTTCCACGTTCTACCTGTCCACTCGGCAGGTCTGAGAATTTGCCAGGCGCACTTTGGAATTCGTTTTGATTTGACTGTCCTTTGCTGGATAAACATCGATTCGCCGAGTCCAAGCCTTTCATAATGACGTCCATTTGGTCTTTGAATATCTGGTCGATGTCGTTGTAGCTCGCACTCTGCCTCGATTTATTCACCTTGCTCATGATTTTTTTTTTGAGAACGTTTCTGGTATTTATTTTTTTTTTCCAAATGCTCGAGTCAGTACAAGAGCACAACCCCCCCCCCTTTTTTTTTTCGAATCCAACGAAAAATATACTCACCGCAGGCTGGATAGCGTAAAAAAAGGTAAGTCGTCGATTTTTTGTCTACTTTTTTTTGATTCTTGGAACAAAAAACACAAGAAAAAAATTTTTTTGATGGAGAGGAGGAGGGGGGATTTTTCGATGCGTAAAAGAGAATAAATTACAAAAAAAAAAGTAGGTTTTTTAATTCTCCTTTTTGATACAGTAAAGGGTCAAGATTCCATTTATCGGCTTTCGGTCTTTCGTTCTTGAAAAAAACGGCTAGTTTCCGAGGAAAAAAAAAATATCAAGCGTAATAAAAACCCTCCTCCCACTTTTCCCCCTTCTTCCTTGTCTTCAAAAGAACTTTCTTATTTTGGGTCTAATTTTAAAAAAAAGAGTAATGTCAGACTTGTCAGTCAAAATCGTAGATTTACGATGCAAGATCTTGAAGCGGAACCTATTACAACATGTAAACGTCACCGATTACTTTACCTACCTCAAAGAGGACTGGGACGACCTCTTACAATCGTTTTCGAAAAAAGAGATCGTAGAGGAGATGGCAAGCCTGGTAGAACACTTGAAATTGCCTTTCCCTTGGAAGCAGTACGACCCAGAAGAGCTAAAGAGGCGATTCCTCGAACTGTATCAGACAGACGCATCGGATTTTGTCCTCCATCACGACGACGACATCCAAGTTATGGCAGCTTTCGATTACGCTCACGGGTACGATCAGCTTGGACCGACCGGAGAAAGATATGGACTCTTTATGATCTCCCAATCCAAACTGTACACCGCCTTGAGCGACGCGTTTCAACAGAAGAACAGATACGCTTGTGATAGTATCAACAGCAAAGGCCCGTTGAACCGTTGGAACTCTGGTGGCGAAGGTCTGAGGGGTCAGATAGGAGCCATATGGAGGATGGGAGTCGCAAAGAGCCTCAACAAAGACGTATTGCGAGAGCGTTGTAAGGTCAGCGCATATTATTGCTCACAGTTTAGACCAGGTTTGTGTTTTTTTTTTCACGAATGAAAAAAAAAAGCAAACCGTTTAAAAAAAACTGACGTTTTTGTTAAATAGAGGTAGCCAAATCGATCTACGACCTGTTCGGTGCAAAAAAAGTGCTCGACGTGAGCATGGGATGGGGCGATCGATTGTGCGGATTCTACGCATCTCAGACTGCTACCGAGATGTACGGATTCGATCCAAATCCTGCCGTATTCGAAACGTACAGGGAGCAATGCGAAGCCTACGAAAAGTATCTATCCGACGATTACGACGTAACGATATCGAATTCGCAGGAAGAATTGCACTGTATAGGCAAAAAGACGGTCCATGCATTCAACGTAGCTGCAGAAGACGTAGACTATTCCAGCCTACCCGACGACATCGACGTCATGCTCTCTAGTCCTCCCTATTTTTGCAGAGAAAAGTATGCCAAGGGGTCGGACAAGGTCGATCTCCAGTCGTGGTATCGCTATAAGACTCTCGACGATTGGATGGAACGATTCATGAAAAAAGTCTTGTCAGAGTCTTGGTCTAGGATCAAGATCGGTGGATTCGTCTGTATCAACATATCGGACGTGAATCTCCGCGGTGAAAGGTATCCTATCTGCGACGAATTGATCGACTACATGGTGGCCAATTTGAACGGGTGCGAATTCAAGGGAGTGATAGGTATATTTTTTTTTCGATAGACCCAAAAAAAAAATTTTATTCAAAAAAACATTTTTTGAAAAATAGGAATGAGGATGAACAAGCGTCCTCACAAGGGATTCAAAAAAGATAGCCTCAAAAACATTATCTACATCGAGCCGATCTGGATCTTTAGAAAGAGCAAAAAGCGGAAGGCACAGGTTCAATCCACTCCAGTTTCGCGTCGTGCCGATGCAAAGAATCCTTGTACCGCAATGTCGTGAAAAACAAAAAATAAAAAGTTTATTTTTTCAATAGCTGAGAGCAGCGTCGATCATCTTTTTCAATGCTTTGGCTTTTTTTGCGTTTAAACTGCTCATGAGGTTCGATTCTTCGTATGCCATCAGTTCTTTTCCGACAGAGTCTTGAAGCTTATCCAGCTCGTCTTCGCTTAAACTGTCTATCAGATCTCGATCGTTGAGCGTATCTTGCATTTTTTTTACGGTCTGAGCCTCTTTGACAATCTTTCGTATCTCGGTCAGGGCAGGTAGTTCAGTTGCGGCCTCCTTTGTTATTTTCCGACGACCGTGAACGTCGAACCCGGTAATCTCGATATACTGCACGTCGATCTTGTAGGCAACAATCCTTGCCTTGATCTCTGTCTCTGCTTCTTTGAATCCGTGTTTGATCAAACCGTTATCGATGATGGCCACCCTGGTATATAGCCTCTTTAAGAGTACAGCACTTAGGATAAAAAATTCTTCTGGTAGATCGTCTTTCGTGGTGAATCGAAGGTCTTGTTCGAATATGATAGCATCAGCCCATTGTGCCGCCTCGTTGTACTTGTCGTCGTCTGGAGTGGGATCTATGACGAATAGATTCACCCTCCCAGATATGGTCCCCATCCGTTGTGGAAGATCGTCGATGATGGGCATGTATTCCAACAAAAAGTTGTACCAGTGCTCCTCTTGTTCGGACAGTGGCATAGTTTCGCTCTTTTTACCGAGGGTAAAGCGTTCGTCTCTGAGATCTGCGTACAATTCAGAATACAGCGTTGCAGAGCCTTTTTGTGGTTCGCTTACGTATGGTGTCTTTGGCGTCATCACTCTGACCAGAGGCTTGTCTACAAAGGTCACTCCCTTTTTCTTTTTTTTCTCTTGCAACTGGCCGCCACGTTTTTTTGGAGGTAGCTCCTCCTCCCTGTATTCCATTTTTTTCTTTTGAGCGCAACAACAAAAAAAATTGTTTATCTGTTTGCTATGTATTATCATCCTCATCACCAGTCAATGATTTTTGTGTGTGGAAGATCTATTTTTTTATACTTTGTCACTTTTCCTTATTTGTTATATAACAAATATAGACATTTTCCTAATTTATTATATTTTATTTCCGACCCAAGTGTCCAGTTTTTAATTTTCCTTTTTTGTTATATTGAATTTTTTCGAAAATTTGGGTCAAAAAAAATTCGTCGTGACACGTTTGACAAGCAAAAAGTGACGTCATCCATTGATCTCGCAATTGATCTCGAATATAAAAGTCAACAAAAGTCAAAGTGTCCTAATATTTTGGTGGGGACTACCAAACCTTGATGACATATTTTGACATTTCTATCGAATCGGTGTTGCTCTGACCCAAAGCGAACATCGGCCTGATGACCATAAATTAGGAAAATTTTAATGTTTTATGACTTGGGTTAATTTCGTTATTTATGTTTTTATAACAAATATATTATATAACAAATATGGAAAATGTCCATATTTGTTATATATAGTTTCTGACCCAAGTGTCCAAAATTTTGATTTAACAAATTAGGAAAATTTTATTTTTTCGGACACTTGGGTCAGAAAAAATGGCGCTTGACATTTTTGACAAGCAAAAAGTCACGTGACTAATTGATCTCGCAATTGATCTCGAATATAAAAGTCAACAAAAGTCAAAGTGTCCTAATATTTTGGTGGGGACTACCAAACCTTGATGACATATTTTGACATTTCTATCGAATCGGTGTTGCTCCGACCCAAAGCGAACTTTGGCCTGATGACCATAAATTAGGAAAATTTCAAAGTGTGGACACTTGGGTCAATTTCACCATTATATATTTTATAACAAATATATTATAAAAATAATATAACAAATATATTATAAAAATAATATAACAAATAAGGAAAATTTCAAAATTTTATTTCTACGAATTTACAGCAATTAGATCTCGAAGAGTTTGAACGTCTACGGTGAAATAGTTATCGTCTTCTCCCCGAAATAATTGAGAGATCCTTCTTCCCTTGTTCATAGCTTGATATTGCATGTAGTATTTCCAAATGTCTGCTTGACAAAAATTCATTCCTTTTGGAAGTCTAACTGTTTTGACTTCTGCTGGAGTAAAATCCAAAATTTCCTTGAGCGTGATATCGTTTTCGGAAGGTGACGAGATGTAGACTCCCTCAGGTAAGAGGACTATATTTTCGTGAACTCCTCTGTAACCACTCTTGTTCAAAACGTCTGCCCGGTTGGCGATTTGACGAGATCCGTTCTTTTTTTTTTTTTTGTTTGGAATCAAAAATTCGTGTTATTTTTTTAAAAACAAACAAACCTGTAGACAGAAGAGACGGCCTTGTAATTGTGAGGGTATTGCCAACCCCAAAAGACTTTAACGATCCCATTGCGATCCTTGATCTGAACGTCTTTTAACGTCAAATCGTGTCGATTGAGTTTCCGAGGAACGCCCATGGGGAAAGCATGTGCACAGGTAGGATTGGCAAAACTCTTGTCTTCGGATTCGCTTGCTCCAGACAACCACGTGTATCCTTGAGCTCGACTGGTTCCCAAGAGGATTCCCTGTTTGGCGTCTTTCGCATTGAAACAATGGTCGTAATAGACCACGTGGAAATGCTTTTCGTGAAACATCCTGACGAGGTAATTGTACCGGTTGGTCAGGTGTGGGATGCCTACCCTCACCTTTTCGTTTTCGTATTCGATCTCTTCCCCACTCTCCAATTCGAATCCGACGTAACCTGCTACGACGGCAGCGAGGGCATTTCTGCTGAGTTCGGAAACGACCGTTGCCTCCTTGTACGTCTGAGAATCCAAGACTGCTTTGACAGTCATGTTGCCTCCGTCGTGAATCATGGCAAACAGCTTCTTTGCAGATTCGGTGTGGTAAGATCTGATCACCAAAAACCAGTGTTCGGAGTGATCTTCCGAGGAAACCATCTTGTACACTCCGATCGAGCTGCTGTGTTCGCCCAAGACTTGGACCACCAGTTTTTTGCCCAAGAGCGGGTGATTCTGCTGATTGACTAACGAGGTATCCAAAAATCCAGTGTAGGTCTTTAGTTCTCTCAATTTAGCCTGAACGCGCGATCCGATTTCCGTCTTTTCTTTGAACGATGCGATCTTGTATGCAGCTATCCCGGAGCAGAGGTTTGGGCTATGCATGATCTGACTTGCAGACATATCATCTGCAACGACAAAAGTGACTCCTTTCAAATGTCCCATAGGTCCAATCCTCAATCCTTTTTTTTTTGTGAAAAGAAACGTCAGTTTTTTTTTCCTTTTTTTTGCAAAAAATCAAATGAAAAAAAAGCGTTAGCTCTCTACCTGTCGTCGGTATCACTTTTACTAGGTGTGGACAATCGATTCGAGAGATCTCTTCGCGGAGAGCTTGCATCAGTTCTGTATTCTGCCGTTGCTCTTCTAGAAGAAGAGACGTTTCGACTTTTGGATTCAGTTGCAATGCCATTTTTTTTTGTTGTTTTTCTCTCTTACCCCTCTCTCTCCTTTTTTCTTATACCGTCGATTTAATTTATTCTATCTGGTCAAAAAAAAAACAAGAAATAAAGGAATGGCTACCCTTGACCTTCGATATATACAATGGAGCATTATTTTTTTATGTTTTAGCACCCTGCTTTATTTTTCCTTTTTTACTTTATCTGGGTCTCGTTTTTGCAAGACCGAACAGACTAGATCTTGCGAAATAGAACAACAGGGATAGAGTAATATGCAGTCTAGAAAATCCTCGTGGCAGCCAGCAAATGGTAAGAGATCGTGTTCGTTTCCGGAAGCAGTCTTTAAGGTCCCTCTTCGAAACCTACTTGATGCCCTCGTTCCCAACATCGCAAATCCGTCCTCTTCCTTGATATCGTACAGTTCAGAATTCCATATTGGAAAGACCTGAGAGTTTGAATAGAGTATCCCCTTTGTGGATTGCACCGCGACCTTGAAAGTATCGTCCAAGATCTCATTTTCCCTCATAGGAAGCAGATCTCGGATAGGTTCTGCCTCCCCTCTGTAGATGCTGTCCTTTTCAGATATCTTTCTTTTTTTCTGTTGAATCGTCGTTCCATAGTAGGACAGCTGTTCCAACGTGCAAAATAGATAGGTCAATCCAACGTGAGGGATGTCTGCTTTAAACTCTTCTTTTTCGTTCTTGTTCCTCTGATTCCGAACGAAATCGATGAGCGAATATTTGAGCGATTCAGAAGGAGACCTAGTCGACTGTGGACTCGAAAACGTGATGGATCCTTCCAGTTTCCTCGTCTTTGAACTCAATCCGATAAACAATTGTATGGCCAATTCGTCTGGTATTTCCTGAGATGCACAGAGGTAGTAGAGACAGACGTGGGTCGGAAATGGAAACTCTTCCAATAAAAAAACGTGTTCTGGAATCTCTATAATCTCCGCATCTTTCTCGTCCGCCGTTTCCTGCACGATTCTGAGCAGTTGGTATTGGAGCGGAAATTTTTCTTGGAGGTGCATTTTTTGAACTTCAAAGAGGTAGAGCAGATCCCTGACCACGTCGGATCTGATGTTGTGTTTAGAGTACACGTAACAAAACGATTTTATGGCAGAATAGATGGTGCGTCCGTCTTCCTTGAATCCTATGGCTTTTCTTTTTTTACCGCTCCCTTTGGTCCCGTACCACAGCTTGTCGTATTCGTTGAACGGGTCGACGCAAATCTTCCATATCTCTTCCTTTGACCCGAACCTGTCCACGATGGGAGCAAACAGATCGTAGAGTTCGACGATCGGATCGTCTACGTCTGGCCAACTATCTATGGTGTTCCTGGTCCGATCAAACGTCTTGACCAAACTCTTCATTGCCAAGAGAAGCCTCTCCTTATCGTTCATCCCATCTGATAGTGCAAAATAGTTCCTGATGTGCAGCGGGTAGATTGGACTAGGTTTCGTATCGTTTAGATTTCGAGAGATCAATAGAGGCGTAGTGCATAGGAACGGAATGTAGACCATTTGGATCACTCGCAGTGCATGCTTTTCGATGATCAGGTATGTATACAGGTCGTCAAATGCTATCCTCGCCTTGTCCAATAGAGCCTTTTTGAATCTGAGGGAGAGTAGTTTCAACGTGGTGTAGATGCTCGTCGCCGTTACATTGCCACGTTCGAAACGCAAGACGGACGAATTGTCTGCATGAACCGCAAATGCCTCTCGTCCAGTAAACGTATCCTTGAACTCTTTGCAAAACGACGAATTCGAATAAAAGAGGGTCGGATCCTTCAAGATCATGTCGGGAACTACCAACGTTCCTCTTTGAGAACAGAATTGTTTCTTATCTACCTTGTGTTTCGATATGGCAGAATAGACGTTGGCAAGTTTTCTGACTAGTTTCGCAGCATCGGTATCGTCCTTTGTATCGATACATGCTCTACAGAGCTGTTCGGCTACTTGATCCAACGTCTTGGATTCGATCGATGGAGTCTCGACTCCTTCGAACCTACGTCTTAGGTCCAGGTAGATCGATTTTTCGGCGAATCGTTCTGGCTTCATCAACATCTGGTTTGCAGTCGAAGTGGGAAGGACGATGCGTTCTTGCTCGAATTCGTTTTTTAGTACGACTGCCAGACAAAAACAAGCAGCGCTCAATGTATAGGGATGGATAGATGACGTCTTGCTCCCTACCAAAACTCTTTCGGTAGAATGTATCATCGTCAAGCTATCTACTCCAACGAGACACGAATCTAGGTTGGACGATACGCTCTCCTCTTCCTCCGTCTCTCGTATAGGAGAGATATCGCTATCTCCATCGTCCTTGTCCATATGGTACAGGTATCGACCGGTAGAAAAGGATTGCTCAACGTAGTCTGGAAACGGATCTTGGGTCTCTTCCAATAGCGGAAATAGGCGGGCAAACTCCACGTTTTCTGCTACCAGTCCTCGGTAAAGGGCCGACGGGATCTGGGTCGAAAAGCGGATCCCGTCTCTCCAATCTCCGCAGAGGACGTAGAGGATCGCAGCATCAAACTCTACCGGATCCATCAGTAGCATCGATCGAGGATTCGGTGGATCCAAACGACTCATCCTGACGTAACTATTGTTCTTCTTCCAATTAGATCTCCACACGTTCTTATCGTTGGTATGCTTGCTCATTTTGATGGTGAGAACGTCGAGGGATGCTTCGAACGCTTGGTGGAATGCATACTGTCGATCTACGCTGTACGAAAATGCCCTCTTTGCGATTTCTAGGATCGCCGTCAGAGTGCATAGCTTTAGCGACAGCTTTTGCGAGGTCTGGTCTGCCAATGCATAGTACGCAGATTCCATTTTCTCTTCACCTCCCCTGCCCCCAAAATTTTTTTTTGTGTTTTATTCGGTTTATAACATTTTTGGTCTTTTGTTATGATAAAGATAGAAGATTTTTCTTTTTTTTTTATTGTTTGAATTTGGGATCGAGCAAAAGATCTCGCAATGCACAAGGATCGGAAAAAATATTTATAATATCTCTTATGATTTGAAGGATAGGACCGTTTGGAGGCGGACCAATTTTTTTCAAATGGTTATTATACAATTCGTTTACGATATTGTTCAAGACGACGGTGAGGGTGACGATTCCGCTCGTCCCCTCGAAATTAGATTCTGCGTCTACTCGTAATATGTCTGCAAACAAGCGGAAAAGCATTGCTTTCCGCAATGGACTAGTATTGATGAGGTCGTTGTACTTGAAATGCGAAAGTCTTTCTCTAAAAAAAAGGAAAATGTAACAAAAAAGGAAAATTTAATAAAAAAGGAAAATGTAAACAAAAAAAAGCTTTTTTTTTCCACATACTTGCACACTCCTATTTTGGTTCGTCGATCAAAAAAGAGAAATTTATTCTGTTGCATGACGCGGAGAATCATATTCGTATCTCCATTCAAACAGTCTCTCTGAATCCTCAATGCCATCCGGTTTTCAAACAGTTCACAGTAAGAGTCTGCCAATGAAAATCTCATGTCGTCAAAAAGTAGCATTTGAATCAATGCCTTGATAGTCTGTATGCCCGTTTCGTCAAGAGAGATTGCATATTTCGTCCACACTTCAAATATGGTGTTTGCATCTCTCGACATCAAAAAGGAACAAAACAGTTCTGCAAATTTTTTCGCTTGGATCGGATCGATCTGAATCTCTTCTTCGTCGTCGTCGCCAATATTGCTCGAGATTGAATAAACGTTTGGTATCGTTGCAATTTCGTATCTGTTGCGGATGTATCTGTCCATCTGCATAGATCCGTCTATTACCATCACACCATCCATTCTTTTTTTTATCCTATTGTACAAAAAAGGAAAAGAAGTAATAATCTGCAAGAGTGGAGTAGGGGGGGGAGGGGGAGGGGACAAACACTGGTAAAAAGAATCTCCAAAAAGAAAGGAACAAAAAAAAAGTCTGGATGGTTTCCCCTTTTTGGAACGAAAGTGTAGAAAGGGGTATTTTTAGAATCAAAAAAAAGAGGTGTTATTCCCACTAATAGTCATAAGTAGGACAAAACTTTTCTCTCTCCCCCTCCAAAATCGTATTTAAAAAATTTTGTATAGGGTGTGAAAGCAGAATAAAAAAAATATCTGTCAGAGGGAAAAAAAAAGAGAAGAGAAGAGATGGAGGGAGCAAATCTTTCAAAGCAGATAAAAAAGAGCAATTCTACAGACTCTATCCCTACCATTATCAAACACGTAGATACCTGTATAGTTCGTAGCTCGTCTCTCATCGATCCATTGAGCCTGGCTGTCGAAAAAAAGACCCTCGACTCCAAGCTGAACAAGGCGAGCCGGATCCATCCAGACGATCTCGTAAACATTCTAAAGAAATCGAATGGGAGAGGTAAAGAAGAGGAGGAAAAAAAGGCAGACAGGTCTTCGCTAGACTCGAATTCGAGCCCACCTCAAGACGACTATTCCGAGACATTTGGGTCTCTCTACGCAGAGAGCGATGCCAGCGTCATCAATCAAGATTACCTGACGGAGACGAGGGTATTTTTGGAACAATACACGAAAGAGAAGGAGAAGCCCTTAAAGGATGATAAATCGTCTGCAACCGACTCAGACAGTGATGTAGATGCCAAGAACAAAAAGATGAAAAAGAAGCAGGCTAAAAAGAATCAGATCACCACAAAACTGCTCAAACGGAAGAAACCTAGGGTGAGCGAAACGATGACTGGGAAGCCAGAAGATTTCCATCCTTCCGTAAACCTTTGCAGCACGTCCAACGATAACGAACCTGGAATCAAGGACGCCTGGATCAACAAGATGACGGAGGAAGAATACCAAGGTGAGTGGGGGGAAAAAAACTCATCGAGATCAAAAAAAAACAACTGACTGTTTTTTATCGCAGAAAACATAAAGCATGCAAACAAACCTGCTAGCGGCAAATCTGGTAAAAAGGCAGCTGCCAATGCGGATCCATCAAAGATCAACAAGGAACAGCAAGAAGACCGAGTCAAACCTCTCCACGAACAAAAAATGTTTTACCCCAAACATGCACCGGCTCAGGATCCTTCCATAGAGGTAACGAGACGGGAAGAATTCGTCCATGCCCTCCAATCTCTCAATCAGACCAGAGATCGCTCCATGGTAATCACGTTTGTCAAGAATTTCGTCCCCAAAGCATCTGTTCCACCAGATAGGTTGGAACTCATCAAGCGGAAAAAATATAGCATGCCCATGGTCACGAGGCAGATGGAGGACAGCTTCTTGCGAACGCCCTTTCCAGGCTCTTCGGAAAGGGAATGTGGAAACGGCGAAAACTGCCAAGGAAGAAAGATTCCAAACTGCAAACCAGTCACGCTGGTAGAATTCATCCTGACGAAGGATCAAGTGGGTGTGCTCATGACCAATTTTGCAACTGGAGAGACCAAGTCTGGTACCAGGAAGCTAGACTCTGAAGATGCAGAGCTATGCGTCATGTGCAAGAGGTATACTCTGATGCACGATTGGGTCAATCTGCGAGCAGAGTGCGGTCACCTACCAGGCGATTGGTTGGTCCAGACGTACTACAACGTATCGGATCTCGCTGGGCAATACATATTAGAACAGATGTTTATGTCATCGTCCAAAGAATACCAAGGAGTGATACTCCCCGTCGTCCTCCATATCGCTCCCTGGTACAAACAGGTCTTTAAGGACGGAGCCTGGTATTTCGAGCAGAGGGGATACGTTCTTCCAGAAAAGATCCTCAAGCTTCCAGCGTCTAATCGAAATTTTTAAAACGGGCTGGCGTAGTGCATGAAGGGTGGATCCCAGATTGGCTCCAAGACGAGCCAAAAGAAGATCTCTTGTCTCCCAAGGGGTCGTCGCCCGCCAGGTTTCCCTTTTTTTTTCGATCAAAAACGAAAAAAAGATTTATAACATTTTTATACCAAAACGAAAAAAAAAACACAAAAGCCCGCATTCTCAAAAAACAAATCCACCAAAACATAGACCTATACTGAGCAAACTTGCCCTCTACAATAGTCGCCCGGACGAAGCGATCGTCACAGAATATTTTGGAAACGATCTGATTCCATCCTGGTTATTCGACGAGTCCTGTTCCGATCTAAGCTATTACCGTCAGGGTAACGATTTTGCCTGGTGTCCCATCAAGTTTTCGGATGGCGACCCCGACGAATATTCGATCTACTACAGCTGCGTCAATCGGATCGATTACTACGAGAGACTATTGGCATTCGAAGGACTACCAAAGAGTATCATAAAGAGCGTCCGTTCTCTCCAGGACAGGTACCAAGCGCTCACCCTCCACATGGAGATGAAACACCAATACGGAAACAGGTCGATCAGGAAAAAGGTTTCCAACGATCTAGTCTCGATGAGTCCATTTGAGATCTACAAACCTGGAATTCAGCATTCGTTTGGAATAGGCGAGCTACCAGACCTGTTCGTTCAGGTCATCTATTGCGAATTCTGGGGAGATCACCTGGAATATCCGTTCAAAGATCCTCAGATCGTCAAGCTGGTCGCCCTGCTAAGCAAAGCTCTGCCCTATCCGTGCAAAGCGAGGAGCGTGAATTCCATCCTACCGAATACCTGGTTGGACAATTATGCAAAGAAGAAGCAGAAGCATCCGATGGTGCTAAACGTCGTCCTCCGCATGGTCGTATGCTCTCTCCTAGGTGCATACGAACACTGCCGAGTCGTAGCAAATTTCAGGGCGAGGAGAAAGATTTTCAAGTGGTTGAGCATGAACCTACCCGATGAAGCCACTCTCGGAAGATGGATATCTGCAAACAAGCACCTGATCATCTACGTTATGCGAGAGTATTTGGCCTTTTGCATCATGGGGATACCTGCTCTCAACGACATGCTCTCCGAAAACTATGCGTGGAAGGGGATGTTGGAAAACACCTTTTCGTCGATGGACGAGGTGCGAGGTCACGTCAATAGGATCCTGGACGATTACGCCACCAAATGTTACGCTTTCGACCCAACGATGGAGGAATCCACCTGGGAGAATTTTCTAAAGGAAAAGGGATTTTTGGATGCTTTCGATCCAAACTGCTTGACGGACGAGCTGTGGGAATCGAAAGAGATGGCAGAAGAAGTACCCGATTCGGAGATTCAACGATGGCTTCCTGGGAAACCGTGGTTCTCCGAAACTTCCGATCTGCTCGCCAATGCAAACAAGGTCAACCTGGAACGATGCCATCGTCCTATCGACATGAACTTTTTGGACAAGGTAGTATCCACGATCACGACGACAAACGACGAGAATTTTAGGCCATCCGTAGGCCAGAAACGAGGAGGAACGAGATCCAAAAAGCGTCCCGTCACAGAAAAACTGAGGCAGATTCATGCAGAGCCTCTTTCAGAAGAGGTGAGGAGAACGATCGATTTCCTCGTCGACAGGTACGACGAAGAGATCCACGGACCAGGTTTGTTTTTTTTTTTTCATTTGAGAAAAAAAAAACCGGTTATCTCGTTTACCTTAAACGAGCATTAGTTTTTTTTCGCTAATGAAAAAACTAAAACGTTTTTGTTAAACTAGATCCATTCGATTGGCTCCAAGCTCCTCCCATCAAACTCTCGTGGGCAGTGTGCAGGACGATGGAGGAGGCAAAGTTGATGTACAATCGAGAAACATCCCGAAGCGACGTCAGCACGATCCTAAACAACCTCTACTACGACAGTCCATACGACTACAAGGTTATGGGGTACTATTTCACCGCGTTAAAGAGGAGGAAATCGATCCGTGCCATTACCCTTCCTTACCAATTCGTTCAAAGGCAAATAGAGACGGAACACAAACTCTACCAGACGAAACCTGGACAGGAGCTGCCTCCTAGTGCCGGTGTCTACTACGTCTGCAAAAACTGCGGGAAATTAAAGACCAGCATCCACCCTTACAGCAACACGTTTAGCAAGGAAAAGAAAAATTCCTTGTGTTCCGAGGGTATCTGCATCGACGTGGTCAATGGGCAGTTTACCTGCGTAAAGGCTAGCTCGAAAAACAATCCGAAAAAGAGAAACAGCTCCAACGACATCGTGAAGGACCTGACGGAAGGGTCGGCAAATACGTACAGCGAATCCAAAAAGGCTGCAAAGCACAAGCGGAAGAGCGACGTCATGACGAAATGTCCCCACGTCGAACTGATCCCTACCAACCTATTGGGAATGTTGCTAATCACCGATAAGGGACTGGTGATCAAGTGCCCCGAATGTGGGACGGTCACTACTCTGAGTAGGGACAGTTACAAGGATTCTGGATGCATCTTTTCTTGCGGATGCTTTCAACTCAAAGAGGACAAGGTGATCAGGTGCAGGGTATGCAACAGAGAGACGAAAGATCCTGTCTACAAGATCATCTATGACGATTTGGCTCCAAACAGAGGAATCAGACCTATCCCTCTCTGTCCAGAGCACAAATCGCCTTGGATCTCTCAGTGGAACCAGTTTTTGGAACTCTCGTTTGTCAAAAAATGCATCCGGGAAGAGCTGTATTCGAAACGGATGGCCAATGGAGACAGGATCACATTAAAGAGGGAGAAGAAGAGAAAGATGGACACCGTCAGTAGCGTCAAGATGCGAAACATACCGATGGACGATGTTGCGCCTCCTGTAAAGCATATGGACGATAGCATGGAAGAATACAAGAGCGGACAGGAAACGGAAGATGACCTTGACGTTACTTTGGATTTTCAATTGCATCAAAGATGGATCGAACAGGGGATCACTGGATACGAGGCCAAGCAGATGCCATAAATATGCAAAATAAAAAAAGAGAGCGTAACGATAGAAAATTCTTTTTCCACATCAAAAAAAAAACGAAAAAAAAAAGAAAAATGCCAGAAGAAGTTGCGACGTTTCCATTCAACGGAGTGGTTCCACATCCTACAGGCATCCTCCCACAAGCCATTCAAGATTGGATCAATGGAATGTTGATACCACACGTAGTGGTCAGACCAACCGGTATTCTTGGACATCGGTATGGATTTGGAATGTGCAAGGCGCATCTCCCAGCGACTGCAGATTCCTTGAAACAGGTCCTATGGGCATATCATGGCATCAAAGACACTGTCTCTTACTACCACGTATCGATCAAAGAACACGAATTCTTTTTTATGATTACATTGTACACGCAGGATCCTCTGTAAATAAAACTTTTATTTTTTTGTTGTTTCATCGTCTCTCTCGTCTCCTTATTACTATCGGTTGTTGAAACTCGTCGTACGATAAAATCTCTGCTGCAGCGACCATTTGGCGAGATGCAGAAATGTCTAGTTCTTTGATAGAAGCTGCAATGTACAGTGTGAGGATCAAAACGTCCCTTTTCGTGACCATGGTCGTAGTTGTCAGCGTATAGCTGGTCACTACGTTTCCGTCTTCGTGAGCCATGTATTCTAGGGATAAGTAGAGGGTAAAATCTTCTCCTGGAGGGATTTGCAGTTCTCTGACGTTGTCTCCAGAGGCAGGAGGCAGTATGAGAGTGTATGGAGTAGTATTGGTCAGGGTAACCAGGAAATGCTCGTTTTGACCGAATTTATCTGCCAGATCGTCTGTCGTAGGCTGTTGAATGCTAACAATCAAAAATTAAAAAGATCAACAAAAAGAGTTTTTTTTTTGGTGTGTTCTTTGTACCTATCTTCTTCGTTAAAGGTAGACATTTTTTCCCCTCGATTCCGACTCGAAAAAAAGAGAAAAAAAAAACGATCTTTTGTGAAAAAGAGAGACGAGATGACGATACGTATAGTACAAGGAATTAAAAATCCAATGGTCGATTTTTATTTTGATTCTTTGAAAAAGAGAGAAAAAGAAAATGGTCCACTGTTTTTTTTTTTCATTTGGAAGAAGAGGTTTTGGGCTTTTTGGCAGAGCCGCCTCCCTGTTGATCTTGTTTCTTTTTGCTCTTGGATCCGAGGATGCTCAATAAAAATTCTTCGTCGTCCTTTTTCCACGGGTTTTTCTGCGTGGCAGTTTCTCCAACCGGTATGTTTGCCATCCTTCTCCTGTATTCTAGGTACATCGGCCAATCGATGACCTTTAACAGAAACATGGACAAGAGTCCTTCTGGAGTTTCATCCGGTATGCGAGGAAATTTGATCACCACCCTGTTCATCTCGTCCAATTGCTTGAATTCGTTGGGTCCAAAATTTCTCTTTTCTTCTTCCGTGAGCGAGTTCATCAAGAAATCGCACTCTTCCTCGTAGTAGATGCACCTGTACATCTCGGTCAACACGTCTCCAACGATCTCTTGTAGCTCTACCACCGTTGCCAGCGTGGTATCGGCATTGGTCTTGACTCCTGCATACGCAGATTTGGTTGCATCGACTACCACAGATCTGGTAACGCCATAGGCTGCACAGAGCATCTCTTGAATGCTCTTGTTCATCTCGACCCAATCTCCTCGTGGATTGGGTAGCTGTTGCTTGGCCACTCTCCTTCCGATTGGAAGAGGAATTCCTGGTCGCCTCTCTCCAGGAGCGTTGCCGTTTCCGGTGTCCTGTTTGTATTGTTCGAAAGCAGATTCGTACACGATCGCCTGATGTATACTAGGTTAAAAAAAAAACAGTTAGTTTTTTTAAACCGGTTTATTTTCCCTTTTGGAAAATAAAACCTAGCGGCAATATCGTTGATGTTCATTGCCATCTGATCTTCTGCTCGTTTATTGATCCTGTCTCTGTCTCCATATTGGGAGGCAGTGATCTCTGCCATATTTTCTACCGGATACTTATCTGCCTCTAGGTACATGTCTGGATCGCATTTCTTTTTCTCTGCCATCTTTGTCAGCTTGTTCATCTCCGTGATGTATTCGTCCGATTCGATGAGGGTGGCAATGACCGATTTCAATTTCCCATCTTCTTCCGGATCTGAATAAATTTCCAGTCAAAAAAACAAAAACAAAACCTTGCAAATTTTTGATGTTACCGTAACCGTATCCGCTCAGGATTCGGACATGTTGATCCCATTTCGGCTTATCCAACTTTTTTCCATTCCTCTTGTTTCGCACCCTGTAAAATTTGTATTCGTACTCTTGTTTGCTATAATCGTATCGGACGGTGATCCTAAACTCTCCTCTAGGGATCTTTGGAACGTAGTAGGGGTGATCTGGATCCGATGGATTGTCTACGGTCGATATGGCGATGGGGATGACTCCTCTCATCCAATATTCTTCGACGAATTCTTTTGCAAATTTGATCCAGTGGCTTCGAACGACTTTTGCAAATTCTGGTAGCGGGTAGATGATGTGATCGCCCCAGTAAAAGTTTAATCCATTGTTGAACATCTTTGCAAATATGGCCTTTCTGCATATGCCTGCCTAGATTGGTTTTTTTTTTCCTTGGTTGTCAATAAAAAGAAGAAAACAGCTCTCTTTTCTTCTTTCCTCCTTACGAATGGATTGCCCTTGTGCAGGGCTTTGCATCTCCTGTAGACGACCTCGTCGAGTGGGACTTCTGCAATGGAATCAAAATCAGACTTTGATTCTGGTACAAACGTTTGCATAGGATTGGATAGATCCATTTTTTTGTGCGAAAGAGAGATCTTTTCACAAAAAAGGTCTATCTAGAAAGATAATCTATTTGTTTATTCCTAAACAGACAGGTACAGAAAACACGAGCCAATCCACGCCCCCACCCCTTCCCCTCCCTTCTGCTGGGGATAAAAAGACGAGCTTGCAAGGTTCCCATAGAATCCAGGGGAAAAAGAGAAAACGGACCCTTATATCTTCCATAAAAGGAAAAAGAGGAAATTTCGTAAACGCAAAAAAAAAAGAAAAAAAAAAGAAAAATGGAGCAGCCTGTAAAAGGTCCGCCTTCGCCAATGGACAATTTCAAGTATGCAGCGATCGAGATGAAGAAAAAGCTGCAAGACAACAAGGCGACATTGGCAAACATGAAAACTCACTACGAGAGAAACATCCACAGGACAAACTCGTTCAAAGTATTCGTCAAGACGGAAGCCAAACAAGGCAATGCATCGATCGGAGTGATCAACATGTACGACAATTACGTGCCCAAAAAGAAGAGAGATACAAAGGCGAGCATCATCGCAGCCCTCTACAGCATGGCATCGGCTAAAAAATGGAACAACATGCCGCAATCTTTCAAGGAGGGACGATCCGTTCCTAACCCGGCGATGGACTATAACAAGCTGATGGCAGTCTTTGAATGCCTTGCCGAACGTAACCTGACGATCATCGCCTCAGAGTTTGTAGCCTTTATTCCAGGCCTGCTCGTCAAGGTCAATCCGGACGAACGGGATAAGACGGCACTGCAGATTCCAAACGGTAGGATCGATTTTATCTGCGAAAATGCAAAGAACGAATTAGTCATCCTCCAAGTAAAGACGATGCCTCCCATCACCGGTCTACCGGATACGGACACATCGTTGGAAAATGACACGCCCATGGAAAATTACCTCTTGAGAGAAGCGTTTGCGTTTCAGCTGGAAATGTACTGTTTGATCCTCGAAACGATGGCACTGAGCATGGGGATCACCGATTTCAGGGTGGCAGAAACCGGATTGATCCTCTGGAACATCCACGGAAACGTCGGGGAATGCAAGCTGTACATGCTAAAGAGGCATCCAGAACTCATCATCAACCGAGTGTTGCGTAACCTGGTTCCAGGATACGGATGCATCCTCCCACAGTATGCAAAGGACGGAATGGCACCTATCGTCGAAGCATCTCCTCGCAAGGCTCCAGCAAAAAAGCTCGTCATGAAAAAATCTAGGGTCAAGGCGAGAGATCCAATTAAGGACGTAGAATCTCAATTCGTTGCACAAAAGTCTCCTGTGCAGGTAAAGGAGGATGCAAAGAGAGAAGTATCCATCAAGCCAATAGAGAGTTCGGTTTTACCAAGGCCGTCTGTTTTGATAAAGCCTACCGAAACTTCTTTTCTATTCAAAACGAGGGAGGCTCCAGTCCTGCTAAGGATGAGAGAACCTCTAGGTCAATTAAAGACTAAAGATCCTATCGTTCAAGGGAATGCGACTCCATTCAAACCACAAGGCGACAATATCCTCATCAATCCTAAGAGAATAAGATAGAGACTTCTTTCCTTTTTTTTTGTTATTTATTTCATCCTCCTCTCCTCTCTTTTTTTTTTTCAGTGTACATAGTCTCTGACTTCAGAGAGTCGAATAAAAGACATTTCTGCTCCATGAATGTTAAACAAGCTGTTTTCCTTGTGAAATAGCACGTATCCTGCATCCATAAACATCTGCATGATGACGATCAACGGGTCGATGTCGGAAGGTCGATCGAAATGGAATTCGATCACCATCTGCGAGACTTCTGGATTTTCTTTTCCGCTTTTCGATAGCAACTTGGGGATGACCGACCATTCCGATCGCTCGATATCCATCTTGAGAACGTCGATCTTGGCATGCTTCTGTCCTTCTGCAAACTTTTGTATCGTCACCTTGCCGTCGCCGTCGTGGGTGTCGACGGCATAAGGATAGTAATGGTAAGGAAGGCCAGGTCTTTCGTAGGATGGATCTGGATCGATCACATAGACCTCTGCCTGTCTCCATCTGAATATGAAATCCATCTCGAAGGAATCTTCCCCAGCAGATCCTATGGAATAGACCACCGGTTTACTGTCGTTTTCTGTCAGAGATCCTACTGGACAGATCCATTTCCCTCCGTCTCCTAGTTTGCCCAATCTCATTTCTTTCGGACACGTCCATTCCGGTTCGAATAAGGCGAATGCATCTGCCTGTTTTTTTTTTGTTTTTCGAATATCAGATTTGTTTGAGTTTTTCAAAAAAAAAAAATGAAAAAGAAAAGAGTATACTGCAGTCAATTCTCGTTTTTGCATCGATTCTATGGCTTTCTGTCTGGCATGGAGGACTCGAAGCCGTTTCAGACTGCTCTCTTCGGTGGTAGGAAATGGAGTAGTGCTAGTTTGTTCTCGCCTATTGCATGGAGAATCTCCTTGAGGGATAGGGGTGTACACCCAGACGTGGTTGATAGTGTAGTAAAAGTAGATTCCGATCAAAAAACATAGAATAAAGACTCGAGTTTGTATGCCAGTTGGCATTTCTCTTTTTTTTTCTTTTTGAGTGTGTGGAATGAAAATAATTTTATTACTAATCTGTGAGACAAATTTTCCCCCCCCATTTTGTACAAAAAAAAACTGAATTAAGAAGGAGGAGGAGATCTCTTTAAAATAAATTCTGTCATGAAGCGATTCAAAGGGACTCGGCGAACGACAAATGGGTTTGTCTTTCTAACTAGATTGTAGTGTGGAGTATCTTCGTTTGAATCGATGGCATTGATAGCATAATGATCATTCCCATTCTTGCCGATTTCGTCTAAACAGACCACTTCCAAGCCGGGTTTGAGGAGCCAGTCGTTATTCGGTATCCACGCTTTTTTAAAGTCGTCGAGGCTTTCGGCTATTTTCATCAGACTCGATAGCCGATATTTGTGATGCACTTCGAGTACGATAAAGTTGGCCTGTACGACTCGTCGAAGCATCACGTGTGGATTGGGCTTGTCCATTGCATATTTCACTACCACGTAGATCTCTGGAGTTCTAAAAACTCCATACTTTAAAGGACTACTAGACGGTCCTACAAGATACGTCAGTATTTATACGTTTTTTAAGTTTGCCTACCCGCGACGATATTTCCGGCACGAATATCGAAACAGAGCTTTTTCAGGTCTCTCTTGGGCCGGGTAATTTCGATCGGCCATGCGGTTGCTACATCGACGATTACGCAGCATTCTCCAGAGATTTTCTGGACCAAGTAGACTTTCCCATCGTCTCCAGCCTTGACGTAGTCCCCAACATTGAGCTCTTCCTTGTCAACCTCTTGCTTCTTGGAACTCGTTTCTGCCTCTGCTTCGCTCTTTCTCTTCTTGGAAGGAATCTGTTGCTCTACGACATTCAGCTCCGAGAGCCTGATCACGTTTCTGCATATGGGACATCTGCTCGAGAATTTTCCAATCTTTTGGTACGAAGTCCATATCTCCTTGATGGCACATTTGCTGCAGCATCTCGGCCTACACTTGCATGGGGCTTCTTTCCTACCTTTGAAAGGGTTCTGTCTAAAGATCACGTTTGCAAGTTTCCGTTTGCATATGCAACAGTCTTCGATCGAATCTTCTATAATTTCGATGGCAGGCTTGATCAATACGGATTGTACGCGTTTGCCATCGAAAAACTGCTTGTACGTCTGAGGGTATGCTTCGGATATCTGGCGGATGCATTCTCCGAGCAAGTTTGTGCTGCAGTTGTCTGCATTGTACAGTACGGTCGCAAAAAAGCTGTACAGTTCGTCGGACATCATGTTGTGGTTGATCTTGAATCCTCTGGAGCGTTGCTCTATCAGGTATTCGGCTTCGAACGCAAAGTTTGATTTCTTCGTAAACATTTGAGCTACCAACTTCTTGTAGTTTTCCAGCTTGTTTTTGATTAGGTGTTCCATATGTTGCACCGCCTCTTTGACGATCTCCTGCTGTTGGGTATAAAATAATTCGACCGTCTTTTTAGTCCTTATTGCATGCTTGTCTGGCACGTACACTGAAGTCTGGAGCACGTTTTTCACCAGTTTGAGGTTTTTATTCAAATCTGCCTCGTCGCAATAGCTAGTGAGGAGCTGGTGGTGATTGTCCGTCTTGACGTGTCGCCAGAGGTCGATCTTTGTGAATTTCCCCCTGTTGAACACTGGAGTCGGATCGTCGTTGGAGGACGATGGTATTTCTTCGGGGTTGGGTGGTAGCGGTGTACTCGATTCCTCGTCGCTCGATTCCTCGTCACTCGATGCCCGTTCTTCTTCTACGTAATTCTCGCCTACGTAATCCTCGTCTTCTTCTTCTATTGGTCCCCTAACGCGCTGGACTTGGGCACTAGTATCCATTTGAGTAATTGACATGTTTGCAATTTGTTCGTCGGTAATGTCCTCCACCTGTGTGTACATAGGTTCTATTTTTTTTTGTGTTTTGAAGGAAAAAAATTGTTTTATTTTTGTTAAAGAGAAAAGGTATTTTGTAATAAATTTGGAAGCTGTAAATTCTGTCAAAAGACATGACGGTGACATCGTATTTTTATTTTTGATCTGTCCAAAAAATCTACATTTTTTTTTTGAATCTCAAACGCGAGATCAAAAAACACACGAAAAAAAAAAAGAGAGAGAAAGAGGAGACTATTCCTTTTCAGGTAGATGAACCTACTTTCACCAGGAAATCTTCCCTTATTAGGCTAGTTGCTACCTCGCGAACATGTGATGGATCTCCTACCCTGGCCAATTTACACCAGACAAACGAGCCTCTGACGAGCGAGCCTCTATCGTTTAAGCTAACAATCTTGTAGGTCAGTTTCGTGGCAAATTCGGCCTTGCATATCACTTCTACATCAATGCGAATATCGAGTTGTTCCATCGGTCTCCACATCCTTTTCAGGTCGTCGATGCTATCGGCAATCTTGAACAGATACGCTGGATGGTAATTGTTTACCGGAGAAGCGATGTGCTGTTCGAGAGAGATTTGATCGAGCCGTACTACAGAGACAACAGGACTACCGTCTACGTTTTTGTGACCGAGTAGTTTTACCGTACAAAACGTACCAGGAGGGATGGTTGGTTGATAAGGAGCGATTGGTTGATTGGGAACATGTCCTCTAGGTTTTTTTTGCATGACACTGACGATATTTCCCTCTTGAAAAGACGTTATCCAATTTTTTTCGGTCGTCTTTGTTTTTTTAACCGTCTTGATTTCCAATGCAGGTTTCCTCTTGTTAGTAGGAATCGTTTGATTCACCGAGACCATCTCATAGATCCTAGTCACCTTTCTACACAATGGACACTTACTCTTGAACCTGCCACACTTTTGGTACGAAAGCCAAATGTCGTTCAAGGTGCATTCCCTGCAACAGCGAGGTTTGCATCGGCAGGAATCCTTCTTATGCACGTGATCTTTCGTCTCGTCCTGTTTAAAGATCACGTCGGCGAATGCAAGCTTGCAGATGCAACACTCTTCGACGGATTCCACTTGGTAATCGACTGGATTCTTTTGGTTGGCAAAAGGGTCGACCTCTTCGTTGTCGATAAATTGCTGGTACGTTTGAGGCCAGAGCGATGCGAGCTGTCTGCTACATTCTACGGCCAACCTGCGGCCATCGACTTCTGCATGATGCAGAACGTTGCTATAAAACGAATCCAGTGCAGTGGAAGACATATTGCAGTTGAATCGGAGACCTTGGGTCCTCTGACTCATGAGATATACCATCTCGTAATCTGGAGTCTTCTTCTTGGTGACGGCATCCCCTACCAATCGTCTATAGTCGCTCGTGCCGATTTTGAGTCCATCTTCGATTTCCTTTACCACGTTCCAGATGTAGGCCTGTTGTTGGGCACAGATCGCGACGATAAATTTTGCTTCCTGGCAGAGAATGGTCGGTACGTAAAAGGTTTCAAACGTTTTTGTTCGCATCAGTAAGGTATTGCGTTTATTGTCCACTTCGTCTTGGTAACCACACAGGATGTCGCCAAAGTTTTCTGCTAGGACATAGATTTCCACATCGATTGCAGTAAATGCCGTCGTACTAAACTCTGGTGGAGGATGAGATGCAACGACACCAGATGGTGGAATAGGTTGAGTCTCTACTGGGAGAGGCGGCAAAAACACAGTGTTTTCCCAATTCCAGTTATTTTCGCTCGTCGTATTTCCATCCTCGGCTGTTATGAGAGAATCTAGATCTTCTTCCATGTCTGTTTTTTTTTTCTACACGTCCTGTTTGGCAAAGTGGAAACTAGAGGTTTGAGGTGAAACGGTGACGATGGTGAGAAAAAGGGCACAATAGACGCAAAATGCAAAGAGGAAGAAATAGTGCCAGGTAGAGTCGAAATCGAGGTTGTAGAGGATAAAACAAAAGAGAAAAAAGATGAGGAGAGAAACGAGTTGCAGTATGGTCCACGTTTTAGAATAAAAATGAGGAGCGATCCTGTTCACGAACCAAACTCTATATTTTTTTTTTGAATTGTAATATTTTTGTTTAGACTGAAAATAATTTCATAACAAAAATGGAAATAAGAAGAGATAAATTTAGACAAAGGAAAAACCTCAGCTGCAAGACTTTTGGAAGAAAAACCTCAGAAATCATGAGATTTTTAATGACGTGACACACTTTGACATCGTATTTTCCTTTTTTTTTTCCTGATCTGTCTGAAAATCTGTTTTTGAGTCGAAACTTGCACAAAACCAAACAACTATATTCTAATTCTTTTCAAAAACAAAAAGACACTATTTTTTTGCAAATTAATTGACAGAAAAAAAAAAAGAAATACATTTTCTCTCATTTTTTTTTGTGAAACAACAAGATGGAAACACTCCTGAAAGAACTGTTGACAGAAATCTTTTTGTTCTTGCGAGAAAATGGCAAAGACCTTATTGTGTGTTGCAGAGTGTGCAAAAAGTGGAACATTCTCCTCACTCGCAACGAAAACGACGTCGTTCTATGGAAACGTGCCACTATCAACAAATATGATATGGGAGATCTCCTTCTTGGTTGTTCTTCATGGAAGAGTGCTTTTATCACAGCTCAACCTTCACGATATACTATGCGTCACGATTCTATGATGGCGATGTACGCTAGCAAATGTAATTTAAGGGTGCTTCCTTCTTGCATTCTCTCCTACTCAACAGCATTGATAGAATTGTCTGTTCACAGCAACAAATTGAGTTACCTTCCTCCTCAACTCTCCATTCTCACTTCTTTAACGTATCTCGATATATCCTTCAATCGATTCCGTTCTCTTCCTCCTCATCTTTCTACTCTCACCGCTCTCCAACAACTCTATCTTGAACACAACGAACTGCCTTCCCTTCCTCTTGAGTATTCTTCTTTCATCAAATTGAAATTGCTTTCTTTGTACTCCAATCCATTCTACACTATTCCATCATCAGTCTTTGTTCTGACACAACTCACATACTTGAATGTTGCAAATACTCATCTCTCATCGATTCCACAACAATTGTGCTCCTCTCTCACCAATCTAGTTCATCTCCATCTCAACCATAATGAACTTTCCACCATTCCATCAGAAATCTCTTTGCTCGTTAACTTGGTAGAGTTATTTCTCAATAGCAACGAACTCCTCACTGTTCCATCTCAATTTTCTTCGTTGACAAAATTAAAATACCTTCATTTGCAATGCAATAGGCTTACTTCCGTTCCTATACAATTCTCAGCGCTTACTCGTCTCGATAATATGACTATTGATACTACAGTATCTTATCCATTACACTTCTTCTCAAAATTGGACGAATTGCATCAACCCCCAACAACAGACCATGTGGCAGTCTTTAGAAAATATACATTTTTTTCATACACTGAATGACTTTCTTTTCTTTTTTTCTCTTTTGACAAAAATAAAAAAATATTCATTTTTTTTGGTGTTTCACAATAATAAGATGGAAACTCTTCTGAAAGAACTCTTGACAGAGATCTTCTTATTTTTGAGAGAAAATGGCAAAGACCTCATCACGTGTTGTCTAGTATGCAAAAAATGGAACGCTCTCCTCACTCGCAAGGAAAACGATGAAATACTGTGGAAACAAGCTACCGTCGACAAATGGAACGACTATTGGAGAAAACTACAACAAGAACAACACGATTTCCTTCTTGGTTGTTCTTCATGGAAGAGTGCATGGATTACAGCTCAACCTACTTCCAGTTCATTCTCACTACAATTTCCTTTTCCACTATACGATGAACAAGAAGAAGAATTTAGTGCCAATGGTGTCGGTTTGAACGTGATTCCTTCTTTCATTCTTTCTTATTCGACACGGTTGCAAGTGTTGTTTCTCGAGTACAACAAATTGAGTTGTCTTCCTCCTCAACTCTCCATTCTCACTTCTTTGACAATTCTCGACCTACAACACAACAAATTGAGTTGTCTTCCTCCTCAACTCTCCACTCTCACTACTCTCCAAGAACTCTTTCTTGATCAAAACAAACTCTCTTCCCTTCCTCTCGAATATTCTTCTTTCACCAACTTGAAAGTACTTTCTTTGTTCTCCAATCCACTCTTCACTATTCCATCAACAGTCTTTGCCCTCACACAACTCACACACTTGGACCTTGCAGAGACTCATCTCTCATCGATTCCACAACCATTCTTCTCCTCTCTTACCAATTTAGTTGAACTCAATTTTGACAACAATGAACTCTCCACCATTCCAACAGAATTCTCTTGTCTCACACAGTTGAAAAATCTAAATTTGCAAGAAAATCGACTTTTGTCTATTCCTTCGCAGCTCTCCTCTCTTACTGCCCTTCAATTACTCCGTCTTGGATACAACCAACTCTCTACAATCCCGATCGAGTATTCTTCTCTTACCAATCTATTTAACTTACACTTATCCTCTAATCCGCTCTATAGTATTCCACTTGTTATCTTTGTTTTGCCACAACTCGGATACTTGAATCTTGTCAATACGCGACTCTCATCCATTCCACAATCGTTCTACTCTTCCTTTAACAGTATAATTAGGCTCGATCTTTGATGGTAATGGATTGCCTATCGATTCTTCACAAAATCTCTCCTCAGTGGCTCGAAAAACGACTCTGGATTTGATGTTTTTTTTCTATTTTTGTTACAAATAAAATAAAACTTCTTCCATTTATAGAATATTTCTCTCGTTTTTGAGATTTCCACATTTGTTTTTTTTGTATTTTTTTTTTCATTCCTTTTTAGTTATTACAAATTTTTAATCAAAAAAAATGGAAACGCTTCTTCGAGAATTGGTGAGAGAGATATTTCTATTCTTGCAGGCAGAAGGCGGTACCCTCATTGCCTGTTGCAGCGTATGCAAAAAATGGAACGCCATCCTCTCTCGCAAAGAAAACGATACAATATTGTGGAAACGAGCTGCCATCGAGAAATGGAAAGTTCGCGTGAAAATGCAGTACCATGATTTCCTCCTTGGCTGTTTTTCGTGGAAGAATGCATTGGTTACAGCATGGTCACCTAAACGACAATTTCTACAAACATTCGGACAGATAAAATCTGATACGGAATACGTTTTCCTAAGTGGACGTTATCTGACCGTAATTCCTTCTTCCATTCTATCATGTTCGACGACGCTTGTAACCCTAACTCTTGGTAGCAATAAATTGAGTTGTCTTCCTCCTCAATTATCCATTCTGACTTCGTTGAAACATCTCTTTTTGGAAGACAATCAACTTTTATCTCTTCCTCCTCAACTCTCTACCCTCACTGCTCTCAAACATCTCTATCTTTATAATAACAAACTCTCTAATCTCCCTATCGAGTATTCTTCTTTGACCAATTTGGTAGAATTGTGCTTGTATTCCAATCCATTCTATACCATTCCGTTACCAATATTCGCTTTCGTACGACTTGAACATCTGAATATTGCAGATATTTGTCTCTCCTCTGCTCCCCCGATTCTGTTTTCCTCTCTCACCAACCTAGTAGATATTAATCTAAAGGGTAATGGACTGTCTCTGGTCCATACAGAATTCTCTTTTTATCTTCCTCGTCTCAGGCGATTGCAATTTTAAAAAAATAAAATAAAACTCTTTCCATTTATAGAGTATTTTTTCGCGTTTGAGATTTCCACATTTTTTTTGTATTTTTTTTTCATTCCTTTTTAGTTATTACAAATTTTTTAATCGAAAAAAAGATGGAAACGCTTCTTCGAGAATTGTGCATCGAAATATTCTTGCTCTTGCAAGGAAATGGAAAAGACCTAGTAACATGCTGTCTAGTGTGTAAAAAATGGAATGTTCTCCTCAATTGCAAAGAAAACGACGAGCGACTGTGGAAGCGAACTACCACCAATGAATGGAACAGATGTTTTAATAATCCTGAAAAAGATCTCCTTCTTGGTTGTTCTTCATGGAAGATAGCCTTGATTTCAATGCTACCTATACCTGCCTCGATTTCAATGCGTATGGAGACCCAATGCCCAGTTTCCTTTAATGAAAATCGAGAAAGAGCTGATGCTTCTGATTTGAATCTAAATGTGGTTCCTTCTTCCATTCTCTCCTACTCAATATCGTTGCGAAGGTTGTATCTGCAACGCAATAGATTAACTTGTCTTCCCCCTCAACTCTCGATCCTGACTTCTTTGACAATTCTCAACTTGGCTAACAACGAATTGAGTTGTCTTCCTCCTCAACTCTCCGCTCTGACTTCTTTGACAATTCTCCGCTTGAACAACAACCAACTCCACTCTCTTCCTCCTCAACTCTCCACTCTCACTGCTCTCAAAGGACTCTATCTTGATGAGAACAAACTGTCTTCCCTTCCTCTTGAATATTCCTCTTTCACCAACTTGAAAGAACTCACTCTATCCTCCAATCCACTCTACACTATTCCGTCACCAGTCTTTGCTTTCACACAAATCAAACACTTGGTTCTTGCAGATACTCATCTCTCATCGATTCCACAACCATTCTTCTCCTCTCTCACCAATCTAGTTTCTCTTTATCTCAGCAACAATGAACTCTCCATCATTCCAATCCAATTCTCGACTTTCACACAGTTGAAATACCTTCATATGCAAAATAATAATTTTCCAAAAGTGGGACATACTAGTCGTTATTCTATTTATAAACCTCCATTGCAATTGACAACTCTTCACTTAATAGAATTTCGGCTGTAGGCGTTCCTTGAATGTCTTTTTCATTGTGAATAAAAAAAAGTAATTCATTTTTTATTTTGCAACAAAAAAAATGGAAACGCTTCTTCGAGAATTGTGCATCGAAATATTCTCGTTCTTGCAAGGAAATGGAAAAGACCTAGTAACATGCTGTCTAGTGTGTAAAAAATG